ATGAAATTAAAAAAAGTTTTAACTGGTTCTGCCTTGTCTCTCGCTTTACTCGTTTCCGCTGCCCCTGCTTTTGCATCTAGCCCTGGTCATACAAATAGCGACTCAACTCAAACAAAAATTTCGACACAAGCGACCAAAGATTCTTTTACAATGGATTACCTTCATAGATGGGATATCCCAAATACAACTGTTAAGAATGGTGTTACATATTACCTTAAGAAAGTAGAGATAATCGAAGGGTTCTATCGCGCAACTTTTGAAGGATGGATTAATTAAAAGAAGGGGCTTTCCCTTCTTTTCACTCTCATTTGTAAGGATCCGTGCACAAGATACTCGTTCACGTACATATAGTCCGGGACGGTTTTTCGGCCGAAATAAGGCGGATGCCTCATCACTCAATTTGTTTCTTTTCAAACAATGAAAATAATAAATGAAAGAGGATGCCTCACAAAAAGTTCAGCAAACTTTCGGAAGCATCCTCGATCTCGGGATTTCATAAAGAAATGTTATTAAAATGTTATTTTTTTAAGAAAGACGGATAACTAACCCTCTTGAACCCTTGTCACATCAAGGGTTTTTTTCGTTTTAGGAATCATATTATAAATAATATTCAAAAGGACGGCGGTAAAGCTTCCGGCGACGATTCCGTTTGTGGTCAGCAGATTTAAGTAAGACGGCAGGTGCTTAAACATATCGGGAACGACGGTTACACCGAGTCCCAATCCGACCGAACACGCGACAATCAGAAGGTTTTCCTGCTTTTTAAAGTCAATTTGACTGAGCATTTTAATGCCGTAGGAAATGACCATGCCGAACATGGCCACCATCGCGCCTCCCAGTACGGAAGACGGGATGATGGTCGTGAAGGCTGCGATTTTCGGAAAAAGGCCGAAGACCATTAAAAGTGCGCCCGTGACACCGATAACCGTGTTTTTCTTAATTCCCGTCAGCTGCACGAGGCCGACGTTTTGGGAATAAGCCGTGTACGGAAAAGCATTAAAAATGCCGCTGATGAATACCGCCAGGCCTTCCGCACGGTAGCCTTTTGCTAAATCACGTTCAGACAGGCGCCGGTTTGTCAGATCACCGAGAGCGAAATAGACGCCGGTTGACTCAACAAGGCTGACAATGGCAACGATGGACATCGTAATAATCGGTGCCGCATGAAATGTCGGCGTCCCGAAGTAAAACGGTTTAATCATTTGAATGGCATCAGCATTCGCCACATTGTCAAATTGCACTTTTCCCATAAAATATGCGATGGCCGTCCCGATGACAATGCCGATTAAAATCGAAATGGATTTCAAAAATCCTTTTGTAAACCGATAAAGCAGCACGATGATGACGAGCACCGTAAATCCGAGGGCAAGGTTAGCCGGATCACCGAAATCCTTGCTGCCTTCCCCGCCGGCAATATGATTCATCGCGACCGGCATTAAGGTCATCCCGATAATCGTCACAAGCATTATAGTTTAAGTACAACAATAAAAAGAGCCAGATTAATGGCTCTTTTCTTTTGCTAATAAATTAGACATTACTTCATTCACTTTTAAATTGACTTTCTTAATTGCTTCAGCCGATGGTTGATTCATGCTTTCAATCGTTATATGATATTTTTCTATTTCAAACGATTGCTTTGAAGATGATTTAACGAACTCACTCATACAGCGCTCACACTCTGCTGTTCTTTTTTAATCAAATCATCGCAAAGCTTGTTCAAGTAATATGTATAGTTTACTTTTTTCTTCATCGAACGAATTTCTGTGCCGATCTCTTCGCAAATTGCAATTGGAATGCTGGCTTTGTTTACTTTATTCTTATATCTATGTTTCAACTGTTTTTCAGCTATGTTCTTATATGTAAGGAAATCATTAATATGTACGAAATAAACTTTATTTTCTGGCTCTCTAAATTGAAACAGAAACCCAGGGATTACATTTGAATATTGAGTAGCCTCTTTTAAGTGTTTAATCTGTTGTGGCTTGATGATCTTTTCACTGAAGGATACAGACTTATCCTTTGTTGATTTAAGCTCAAAGGGGAACAAGTATCCCTTAAAGAATAGAAAGCAGTCATATTTGTTTTTTGATACTGCAGCTCCCCTTTTTAAAAACACTGGATTTACATCTTTAATTCTGTAGAAGAACAGCTTTTGATCTGCAGCTGATTTTTCTATATTTGCTTCAAAAACCTTACCCTGGTTTGTACCTGCCAATCAATCACTCTCCTAAAATATTGAAATCAAAATTGAAATTAAAATAAACCTTTGCTACACTGTTTTATGTCAATTAATATTGAAAGAAGTGTACGAAATGAAGCAATGGACACCCCTACGCCCACGTTTAAATGAATTAATGTTTGAATATGGCCTCACAGTTGATGACCTATTCAAACGCACAGGATACCCGAGACAACGTATCCACGATTATATAAGTGGAGCTAAAGCAAATATGAACTTAGCTACGGGCATGACTTTTGCCGATGCCATTGGTTGCTCAATTGAAGAGCTGTACGAATGGAACCATAAAGAAAGAAGAAAAGTTAAATCTTAATCCCTTTTTGAGTCCATCTGATTTCCTGCATCAATTCTTCATTATTATCCGAAAGGTTGATTAGGTTACGGTGGGCTCTTTCGTATTCTTTGTTCTCGAGAGCTTCCTTAACTGTGCTCATTTGTCTTTCCATTTTGTTGTACAGTATTTGAATTGTTTTAAGTTCTTCAGCTATCTCTACTCACCCCCTAATCATCTTATTTTATTTTTATCCTAAAATTAGTTCTGACCTAACTTGTAAATTGTCACTTCGTAGTCCTCGAAGATGGATTCGATCATTTTGTTCACATCATTCCAATTTCCACCCGCCAAGCCGCACCCGATTCCATAAGGCAAGGCAATGGATCTTCTATTTGTCATAGCTGAGGTTTTAATTAGCTCTAAGCCCCACTTTAAAGCTTCATAGTCGGTGAATACCCTCCCTCTTCCATAAGAGAGTTGTCCGAAGATATGGGCAATAATCTTTCCGTCATGCTCTTTCACTCCCGAACCTTTCCTAACAAGTCAGGCTTGTATACTACGTTGTCGCACATGTATTTATAAACTCTGTATGCAGATGGATACTTTTCTTTGATTTGCTTCGCCAATCCAGCACCCATAACTCCTTGACAATTTACTTGATGACAAATGATATCCTCAGATGCACTTAGAATATCGCCTTTAACTACTGTTATCAAAAAATCATTCCTTTCTTTTTAAAAGACCGATTTTATGCAGTTTGACATTCCATAAATACTCTGTTGATCAGTTTAAAAATTGATTCCTCACTATCTGGATTGAATCTAATTAGTTTATATCCATTTCTTTTTATGTATTCTTCTCTTTCCAATTCCTTATGTTTTGAGTAATATTTATGCCCGTGTTCATCACATTCGATAGCAACCTTTTTATCTATTACATAATCAATAAAATAAGCTCCACATTTTACTTGCTGCTCGATACTGAAAATGCCACTAAAAGCCGTGCTGATAAATAAACCCAGCTTCTTTTCTTTTGCTTTATATTCGGCACTCCCGATCACGATATCTGTTAGCCTTTCCGGCAGGTCAAGATGCCTAACATTTTTCTGAAATTCCCTCGCTATGATACTGTTGTGCAAAAGTAAGCCTATCCTAAGGAAACCGTATATATTGACTAACGATAACTTTCTAACTTTTTTAAATCTGGCTGATTTAAAAATTGCTGATTCATGTTTCAATATTTTCATTTCAACTGTTCTTATTTCTGCATATTGCTTAAGGAGTTTCATGTTCCTTTTAAGTACTGATTTAATTGTATCTTCAGGAACTTCGTAGTAAACACTTATCATCTGAACAGTGAATTCTTTTGTTGTTAATAGCATTTCTATCGGTTTAACCTCATTAAGTATTTGTAGATAATCGTCCATCCCCGTCCCCCTTTCTAAATGAAATCAACATTTTAATCTGTTGTAATCGTAAATGACCCATCATCTTCATCTAGAGTAATAACAATTTCACGAATACCATTGATACAGTCCCTAAATTCTAGCATTTCCCTTCCGAGTTTCTGAATTGATTTAGCCAACTCCACCGGTGTATTTGCTCCTCTTTGCATACTCATTATTAATTCCCCCTCTCACACTTATGAGGTTCTTCTTTCATTATTTCAGACACAGATGCTCTTAGTTGGTTAGCGATAAATTTACCTGCTGACTGTTTGCAAACTCTAAAGCAATTTTGCTTTTGGGTAAGCATTCAATAATGTCTTCAGCTTGTTCTAATCTAATGTTTTCAAGTTTGCCAAATTCTCGCAAAGACCAAATTTGATTGTTTAAATATATTGCATATTGATGTAGCCAAAACATTTCATTCATTTTATTCCTCCTATAAAGTCAGACGACCCCAACCTTAATTTCCCTTTACAAATTAAGTCAGCATTTTATGCATTCACAGCAAAAGTCCAATTTTTACATCATCGACGTAATCAAGGTCAAGTGTCAGTGTTTCACCTATTCTCAAACCCAACGAGTTTTCACTGTCGTTTTTAATTATGATATGCCCTGAGTCAAAGTTGATATTTGCAACTTCAAACCATGAATTATTGTATAGTGCTTTCCCAATCATAGTAGTAATCCCTCTCTTCCGGTATAAAATTAGAAACATTTTATCTATTTTTCTTCTATTGTATATCCTGCATCTAAAAGCATTCTTCTTGCTTTTACATACCTCTTATCCCTTTTAGACTTATCATCAAATAGCGTCATGTTAGGATGCCCTACGCATTGATTTAACATTATTCTAAATGCCTTTGTGTCTAAGTTGGCAGACCCATCACAACCTATATTTAGAGCATATTTTCCATCTTCAAAATCATATTTGTATAAGTGAATTACCCCTCTCTTTTATTGCCATACAGCCATCTCCTCTTCATTCAAATGTTATATTTATTATCTTCTTTATCATCATTCTTTAAAATCTTTCTTAATTCATCAAAAGACTGAGTAAGAAATGATTTTAATATCGGATCAGCTTTTGAAAAGGAGAGTTCGATATGATAGGTGTATTCTCTAGCTCTTTGAATACGTTTTGCTTTCCTTCTAGCAATTTTTTCATTTTCTCTAGCCAATTCTTCAAATGAACTCATTAAGTCATCACCACGTTTCTGTAGGAAATCAATATTTTAAACGAATAAATCCCATCCACATTCCCTCAACACTTCACCGCTGTCAACATGCCGCAAGTCATAACCTCTTTCACCGATATCAATAATTTGGACTTTATCCCCCTTCTCCAGCTCCACTGTGAAATTACTAATATTCTCTTTTAAAGTTTTGATATCGTTAATTTCCGGCTGCTCCATTCTCTTCATATTCAATCCCCCCTCTTTCGTATAAAATTAGAATTTTATTTTCTCTATCTTAGTCAGTTTTAAATAACCTTCCTTGGATTAAATAGACCCAGTCTAAATGAATATGCCCAACGACTTCTTCCTTTTCATTGACTAACTGAGTACCGTTTGATTTTTCAATTGTCAGTTTTGCCGTCTCTGCATCTAATTTGGAATAGTATGAATAAGCATTAGGTTCTTCATCATGATCTTTATACACGACTGTCCACACATCATCTGATTTTTTCTTCACGGTTTCACCTCAAATTTCAAATGTCTTCAGCTCAAACGTTTTATACGTATCAACTTGATTACCTGGTATCTCATTTACTCTTGGGTACATATCATAGTCATACGGATATCCAATACAGTTCATGTGAAAGCTCGTTCCTTCTATATAAAACTCAGCTTGTAAATGATCGTGTCCACAAATCCAATGTTCGGCATTAATGAATGGCAAATCGACCATATAGCAGCTGTTAGGCTCAAACGGAGAACAGGGATTGTGAACAGGTGGGACATGTGAGACAAATACATCAATGTGAGAGTTTTCAAGAGTATCATACCAATCCATTGATTCTTTCCACATTGCTCTTACCCCATCTTCTTTGTTGTATCCATTTAGGCTGATATAGTTTGAATCATTGGAGACACCTTTGAAGAAATCCCATCCTTCATTTCCTTTTGGAAGATACCACATGACATCTCCAGCAAAGGCTTTTCCTTTGTATGTATCCGTAGACTTTATTAATGGAGTGACATTATTGATGTCTGCTGCCTTCTGAATTAAATCATGCACCCTTCCCAAAGAATCGGAATATTTTCGTTGCTGATTTTTACTGAGTAGATAAAGATCATGATTACCATATGTGAAGTAGACCTTTTCATACTGCTTTGCTACTTCATCAAGTACCCATAGTGTCTGTTGATTCCACTCAGTAAAGTCACCGGCAATGATTAATACCTCTCCATTTCCATTAGATATCAACCTTCTAATAATCTCCCTTGTTCGCCTTTCCCATTTGATTTGGTTATTGTTCCAAGGTATCCAGTGATTAATATGCAGATCTGAAACATAATCGATTTTCATTTTATCCCCCTTCTTTGTTTAAGTACGTGTTAACTTATGCTCCATGACCAATCGACATTTAAATCACCTCACTTCAAATTTAATGTGTATATTTTCAAATCATCTCCACACACTACAATTGAACAAACTTGTTTACATACTACTTTAGGAGATGATCATATGGCTCAACAAAACAGATCAAACAACAGCAATGAATTACTTGTGCCTCAAGCTGCTGGTGCCCTTGAACAAATGAAGTATGAAATTGCTTCTGAGTTTGGTGTTCAACTGGGAGCAGACACAACAAGCCGAGCAAACGGCTCAGTAGGTGGAGAAATCACAAAACGTTTGGTTCGCATGGCTCAGCAAAGCATGAATGGTCAATTTCATTAATTTATGAGGGGATTAATCCCCTCTTTTTTACGCTCCTCTTCCAAATCCGTAAAGTACTTCTGGCATTGTATTCACCTCCTTTAGTGAACAAGTGTACTTCGTCTAACCAGCTCGTCTAAAAAGATTTGAAGTTTTCTTCTTTGGTCTTTTATGTATACGTTGTTATCAGTACGCAAGCCATCATTAATTCTATTTTGTATGTCTGTCTTCAGGTTCTCTAAGCTTTCTATTGGTAATTTTTCTAGACTAAATTTATATGATTGATTCATTTTAATAGCCTCCAGCAAAAACAAGTGAAATTATCAATAACCAAAAGACTGCTCCAGAAACAGCAAGAAAGCTTTTTGCAATACTCACAAACTCTTGAAAATCATTCTTCAACGACTCTTTCACTGCATCACCTTCTCTTTAAAATACAGATTTCATAAAGAATTAAGTCCAGCACAGTAATTGCAAAACGCTACTCCGTTGTTAGTTGCCCAATCTTCCCCCAATTCATCGCCACACTCAGCGCATCGGCAGCTCGATATTACTTCGTTTAGAAAAGTAATGTGATCGAGTAGCGACGGAATATCTTGGCGGGCGTTTGCGATGAAATTTGCGTCCTCTTCATCCGTTGTTTGTGCAGTCAGTAATCCGCCAATTGTTCCGATATTATTTAATCCGTTTGGTGATTGCTTCCCGATTCGCCACGGGCCTTCCGTAGCCTTCTCCGAACGCTTTCGGATTACTTCGAGTTGATCTTTCGTCAATTTATCGATCATCTTGTGGCCTCCTCTTGTAATGCTTCGATTTCGTAAATAAGGCACCAAACGTGATGATAAAGGTGTTCAGGTACGCCGAGCTTCAGCGCTGCTATTGAATCGTTTAATTCGTACGGTGCTGGTCGCTTTTCAGTGACGATGAGTTCGGCGTCTTCTTTTCGAATATACAACGCCCTGTCCGGACTATCGACCTTATACGCGTTCTCCCAAGTCCCTAACGAAGGAAAAATGCTCCCAATCTTATCTGCATACCATATCGATCTACAGGGCGCCTTCTTAATCCGTACATACTCTTTCGTTTCAGCCATTCCGCAATCCCTCCCGAAATTTTTTAAAAAAACGAACACACATTCGTATTTATGTGGTACAATATACCTAAGTTACCGAAAGGAGGTTCGATTCATGAAAATATCAACCGAAGATAAAGTAGCTATTGCTCTTACAGCGGCATTTGTTTTCGCATTCAGAAAACCTATTTTCACCCTTCTTGGACGCTAATTCTCGGCGTCCAGCCGCCGGGCGCGTTACCATATATCATCCACACCGCTATTTCCCCCTCCTCCAATCTCAATTAAATTAATTTTATCCTCAATATCATCAATGAATCTCTCTAAAGCTTCTTCATCAACCAATACTTGTCCATGATGGACTTTGATGATTTCACTCATTCGACTATTCATATTTCTAAATTCTTTTGCTTGCTGCACAGTAAACATTGCTCTGTATTTCTTTATGTATAAAAGAAAATCTTTAAGTACTCCGATCTCCCCAATTTTGTGGAGATTGAAGTTTTCTTGTTCCACTTCTAGCCTGAGTAAAGCTGCTTCCTTTTCTAAAACATCAATTTCAAGCTGTTCTTTCTTTGACAACAATTCTCGCTCTTTTTGTTGCAATTAATCACCTCCTTATAAGGATTCAATATGTATTCACAAGGTGAATGTGGATTATGTCTTTAAACCGATTCATACTGTAAGTGCTTGTTTTTCTTTTTGCTAATCCTATACTCTGCAATTTTTAGTGATTCAAGAGTCCATCCGTTTTTGTTTAAACTCCCGAAAAGTGTGTTCAATAATTGAAGCTCTTGTTTTAAGCTTCTTCGCTTTCTCAATATCTTTTGCTCTTTTAACGAAAGATGATATCCCTCTGATGCATTAAATTTGTCCTCTTCTAGCTTGTGATAAAATTCATTGAGCTCTTTATCAACTTTGCCTAGCTCTTTATAAAGGTTATCAATTTCATTTTGAAGTCGTTGTTTAGTCTCCTCAATTGCAACAAGAGGTTTGGAAATGGAAACAAGATAATCTGTTGCAGTTTTCATATCGCCACTCCTATTTATTATTTTATTTTCACTCTAAAAGTATGTAAAAAAAAGACAAGCTTTTAACTTGTCTTTATCTTATCATTCAGCTTCTCAAAAGTCTATAACTATTTTATTTTTATTCTCAATTTATTTTGAGTAAGTCACAAATGAATAATTATATGTGGTATTGTTTTCTGCTTTTCTATGATCCTTTTCAATTACTCTCCAATCGTCATTTAACCTTGGAAAATATGAATCTGCCTTCTCAGCAACTGAATCAACAATCGTCAAATAAACCTTATCAGCATGTGGTAAGAATGCCTCGTAAATAACGCCTCCTCCAATAACCATTACTTCTTCATTTGTATCCAATTGACCACGTATAAGCTTTAAAACATCGTCAACCGAATGGTAAACGAATGAAGAGTGATCAGGCTTGAAATCCTTATTTTTGGTCAGTATGATATTCTTTCGGTTTTGAAGTGGCTTTCCTGTAATGTTTACGATCGTTTCATATGTAAGCCTTCCCTGAATACACAACTTTCCTGTAGTGAGTTCTTTAAAACGTTTCATGTCTTCAGGAATATGGTAAAGCAAATTATTCTCATACCCAATGGCCATTGATTTATCGCAGCAAGCAATAAGAGATAGCATTATACTGCTACCTCAAAGTAAAGCTTGTCTCCATGCTTATAATTAATCAGTTTGAAATCGTCAATTGTGAAATCATAAAAGTCTTTTACATCCGGATTAATCCATAGCTCAGGTGCTTCGTATTGCTCTCTTTCCATTTGAATTTTCAAATTGTCTATATGACGAGTGTATACGTGACAGTCTCCAATATTGAAGACATATTCACCTAGCTCATAGCCAGTAACTTGAGCAATCATACGCTGCAAAACATTGTACTGGAACACATTAAACGGATTCCCTAAAGCCATGTCATTGCTACGAGCTCTTACCTCTAAGGTAAGCTTTCCTTGTTTTATATACCACTGTGTCTCATATACACAAGGTGGTAAAGCCATTGAGTCTAAATCATCAGGATTCCAAAGCATTGTAATATGTCTGCGTGATGATGGATTATTTTTCAACTGATGAAGAAGATAATCAACCTGATCAACTTTTTCACAGTTTAGCACTCTGTTCTTTTTACTAAGCTGATATCCATATGCTTTGCCGATTGTACCATCTTCTTGTTTCCATTGATCCCAGATGTGCACACCCATCTTGTTTAATTCGTTGACATCATTTGATTTAAGCTGCCATATCCAAAGCAATTCTTTGATTGCTGTTTTCCAGGCAACTTTTTTAGTCGTTAAAATTGGTACTTCAGTATTGTCAAATCGCATTTTCCTGCTGATTACACTGAGTGCATTAGCTGGGGTTCCATCTGTATCCCAGTTGGCTCTGACATCGAATTCTTCGTCAGATACTCCATTATTAATTATGTCATTTATGATTGTGTTGTACTGCATATCAAATTGACTCATAATTTCCTTCCTTTCAATTCCATTGTTTGGTAAAATATCCTTGCCCACATAATGGAATGAGGTGATCTTTTTGTCTGTTTACAAATACAAGCCAGCGGTGGTTAAAGAAGTACTGGAATGTAAAACTGAAAGATTAACAGACTCAATTGAAGCAAGATATTGTTTATCAATAAAGCTTAATAATAATTTAGACTCTTCACATGTGTTTATTATGTTAAATCCAAGTATTGCTGACAAAGAAGTATCCGACCTCACTATAACTAAGTTATGTAATTTTAGCCACTCATTAAATGAAGTTGGATCCATTCATATTGTCAATCTCTATCCTTTTTACGAAACAAATTCAGCGGAACTATCCTCAATAATTCATAAGCTTCAAAAAGAGAACAGTAGCCTGTATGAAGCTACCGTTAAGACTAATCATCAAATTATAGCCAATTTAGCTAAAGAATCTAAAAAGGTAATCTTTGCTTGGGGTGATTGTCCAAAGCGATTCGATAAACGAAGTTTTAATAAGCAATGCAACGATGTTAAACAGCTCCTAAAAGGAATAAATAAAGACGAGGCATTTGTTATCAAAACCCATTACAACAGGCTTCTCACAGTTAAGAATTCACCAAGACATCCTTCTAGGCCAGGGCTTAAATGGCTTGAAGCGTATCATGAACATGAATTAGACGCTTAAACGAAACGACCAATAATAAAGTTAATCACGAAGACAATATTACCGCAAACAAACAGCATGTACACGAACTTGTTTTGATGATTGTTTGAGTCACCTTCCAAAACATCAAGAATTTTAAACATTGTTAAACCGGTATATATTAAAGCAAAAGCTGTCCAAGCTAACATTAACAAGTTACCGTGCGTAATCAATCCAATAGTAGCCAAGGGGATGATGAATGAAATCCCCTTGAACAATGTAATGACATATACTAAGTTCTTATTTTTCTTCAGTTCTTTATACGGTGAATTAGAAAGCATATGCGTAACTTTAGCGTATACGTTCTGTTCTCCTCGAGTAATTAATCTAATTTCATTAATGTTTAGTGCAAATAAGTATGCTGCAAGTAATAACGTAAAGTATGTAATTCTAATACATCTCCTTATTTTATTTTTATCTTATAAATAACTATGTTCAATCAAACAGCTCGCCGGATCTCTTTATGTCTTTAATTTCTTCGCTTACACTTTCTTTGATTGTGTGAGGCAGCTGATCAATTCCCCGTTGTATTCTTTTCTGTCCTGTATTTCTTATATGTATAGTTAATTCTTTAAATCCTTCCATTGCTTCGTCGGATATAAAATAAAACTGCTCCTGAATCTTAGCTAATAAGCTTATGTATTCTTCTTCATCTTCACTGAATAATGCCAATCCTTTTTCAAGCTCAGCAATTTTATGAAGATGTTCTTTAATTTTATCTACATAATTGTTCACTGAATCTCACCTCACTTTTCTATAAAAGTCTTCTTTTATAGAGATGTTCGTTCAATCGACATCCCTACATTAATGTGAAAAATGTGAAAAATGTGAAAAAATAAACCCTTTGGTATCCCTAAGTTCTTTATAAACTTCAGTCATCACAATTTCGCTTTTTTCTAAATTTTAAACTTGTACATGTTCCCTTTTCTGTCTACATGATAGCGTCCTTTTGGATAATACACATATCCATCTGCATTTACCTTATCAATTACATTAAACATGAATTCGCCATGTTTTGTATTCCCTATCATCCACGCCTTTTTACGTAATCTTTTTTTCATCCAGCATCTCCTTTGTAGGTATAATTGTTGAATTTTTTGAGTATTTTAAGTTGTACCCTGGCTAAGACCCTCCACTGGACAAACATCATGATCTAAGCCAGGGCTTGTATTACTTAGTTCCAGTCGATCCGTGCCCACCGCGATCATCGTTGCCTAGATGATCTACCTCAATCAATTCAACTGCAGACATTTTCTTCATAATTCTGAACTGACAAATACGATCCCCTTTTTTAATTTCTGTATCCCGTAATGCATATGCAGGGAAGAACCAGAAATCATTGTCTCCCTTGTAGGACTCATCAATAACACCCATTGAGTTTGTCTCAATGATACCAAAGTTTTTAAATGTACTTCCCCGAGGTACGATATGAGCCTCATGCCCTTCTGGTAGCTCCATTACCACTCCTAATGGGATAAGTTTAAATTCGTCCTTTTTGATTACTACATCTTCAGCTGCCCGCAGATCAATCCAATCGCCCTGTTCAATTTTGCTGATTCTTGTTTGTGTATCATCTAAATATTTGATTTTAATTTGCATTATGTGTTAGCTCCTTTAATTTTAGTTTGTTTAAACTTACCCGTTTATTGACTATTCAAGGTCAACTTTATATTCCTGGGTAACCGTATGCTCCGGTAAAAAGAAATCGTATGAGCTATCCTTAAAAGGCGGAGATTCCCCAAACATGAATCTTACAAATTTATTCGTATATTCATAACGATACTTTTTCACATATGGAGTTTTATAGTTTCCCTCTTTTACTCTAGAAGTTTCTGCTTTAACTTTATGTACTGACTTAAACCCTTCTTTTTCTATTACGAAATACAAATATTGTGTATCGTCGATGATCCCTGAACCCAGTACAAATTTTCCACTGACATTAATGTTGTCTTTAATTGAATAAACACTTACCTTTTCTTCTAATACTGCGTGGTTATCAAAGGGGAAAAACACTGCAATAAGTCCAGCAACAATTAGTACAACAACTGCAGCAACGAATCCACAGATTACAGATAAAATCAATTCCCCGTATGTATCTATTAAAACAACTATTGTTGTTGCAACAAGAACAATCCCAGCCAATATCAATAATCCCATTATTGACCCCTTAAATCATTTATTAAGGTGTCTAACTCACCAGGTATAAAACCGATACTTCGTTTTACTTCTTCTCCTTGAACACTCAGAAGAATGGTTACCGGTACGCCCATTACCTCATATTGCGCTGCCACTTCTGGCTTCTGTGTAACATCAACTGTCTCATATTCGACGCCTGCATCATTTAAGTAATTGGACACCATTTTGCAGGGATTGCAATTTGGCTGCTCTAATTTAATTAATCTCATTTAAATCGCCTCTCTTTTATATTTGAATTTCCATCCTTTATGTGTTTTAGCCCTTCCAGATAAACACCGCATAATACCTTGTTTAATTAATCCATGGTCTCTTGCAAACTCCCTAATTCCTTTAGCTTCAATCAAAACTCCTTCAGGAGATAATGCGAATATTTCTTTTTTAATATTTTCTAAGTCTCTATAATTGTTGTTTTCTTTCTTAGTTAAGAAGCAACATGTTACAAGTGAGTATTTCCTTTTATTTATTGGCACATTTATTTGAATTTTATCTTTATCCAAATGAATCTTTCCTTGAGAAAACAGTATCTCATCATACCCTTTAATCAAAGGGAGATCCTCTAAAAAATTCTCGAAGCAATGCCACCTTCTTTCCACAGTCACTCCTTTGGCACCGTATCTTTCATAACCACTTCCCCTTGGATGATAGCAACGCTCAAGCATTCCGCTCCAAACACTGTACTCCTTTTTATGATCAGTCATTTTCACATTGCCCATGTACCCTACTCCGAATACAGACTTCTCAAACTTATCTTTTATCTTCCCGCGTTTCATTTCAACTTTTTCAACAACTCTTCCATACCCAGTTTTAAGAAATCGAATTCTATATTTATATCTGTTCATTTCTCTAAAAACTTGAACCACTTTGTACTTTTGGTTTGCGTTATTCACATAAACTTTACCGACAAGACTGTCTTTTTTAAGTTTAATCAAATATAAAATCCGTGTCCCTTAATGATTCTACTGTTGCTTTTTTATAGCCAACGCCCTTCATTGAAAAGAAGTCATGGGATTTAGTCTTTGTGCTCAATCCATTAATAACAATTGGATTAACGTCTTCTTCCTCGAACAGATGATCGAATCCCAGATTGTTTAAAGCTTTATTCGCATTGTATCTGATGAATTTCTTTACATCTGGAGCTAAACCAACCTGATCATAAACATCTTCTGTATACTCTAATTCATTTTCATAAAGCTCTTGGAGCAAACTTAAAGCCCATGTAAACAGTTCTTTTTGCTTCTGAAGAGTTTGTTTCTTGTATATCTCTTGAGCTAACAATCCGACATAAACGCCGTGTATCGCCTCGTCACGGATAATTAAATTTACAATTTCCCCGCTCTGCATGAGCTTCCCTTGTCCATAAAAGTAAAGTGGATAATAAAACCCTGAATAGAAAAGGAAACTCTCCAGAAACACAGACGCAACCATCGCTTTGAATAAGGAAATATCATCGTTTTTCTGAACTGCTTCATAAATTGAAACAATTGTTCTTGCTTTCTTTTGAAGAAACTTATTGTTTTTAACCCATTCAAACACTTCGTTGATCTTCTCTGTTGGAGCTAATGTAAGAAAGATGTTGCTGTAAGATTTTGCGTGCACCGCGTTTTCCATCATCGCCATGAAATTAAGAACCGCTTTTCGCTGATGGCCTTCGACGTGCTCAGCCACAATCGGCATACCCGTGTTCCCCTGCTCTGTGTCCAATAATGTAAGTCCAGCTAAAACTTTCATATAAGTGTCTTGTTCCTTTGTTCCAAGATACTTCCAAGTGAGAAGATCGCCGTTTAATGCGATCTCTTCCGGAAGCCAAAACTGCTTTACGTTTTGGTTGTAAAACATTTGGGTGAAATCATCTTCATGCTTTGACCAGTTTGCTGCTGTGTAATTTGTCAATTTTGTTCCTCCTAAATAATCCAATACTTCTCCTCTGCTTCTTTTCTTACTCTGGCAGCATCGGATTTATTGCTGAAATAACCTAAGTATATCGTTTTTCGATTTGCGTCTATCCTCGCTTCCCACATTTGCCTATTGCTATTCCAATAGACACCCCTATGTCCACTAGTGTTGTTTGAAGGAACTCTTCTGTTTTGGCTATTTTCAGATGCTGATACAATACGTAAAGACCATCGACAATTATCTAAAGTATCTCGTAACATATGGTCAACTTGCGTTTTTGGATCAGTCACTCCCATCAACCATCTGTGAAGTCTAACCTTTTTCCAAACACCATCTTTCACTTTTTTGTTTCCTCTCACATAAAAGTTTTTAATGCAAGAATCCCAACTAACGCACCACCAACCTTCAATTTCTTGGGCTTTTGGTAAATCTTCTGTAGCAATTATTGTTTCTATCAATCCAAATTTTTCACTCTCAATAAATATGGCTGTAGTGTCGCCTCTGATTTCATATTTGTTTTTTATAGAATCTGACCTCCTACACTACACAACTAAGGCAACCCTCTTGTGTTGTATCCTTCGTTCGAGCATAATACAGCGTTTTAATTCCTTTGTGATGCGCGTATAAGTCAATCCGGTTTAGATCGCGCGTCGTCATCGTATCCTTTAAGAAAAGTGTAAATGAAATCCCTTGATCGACGTGCTGCTGTATAGTTGCAATAAGATCAACTACCTTAAACATGTCCATATCATAAGCTTCCTTATAGAAGAACCAATTTTGAGCCGATAAACCTGGCATTGGATAATATGTCTTACTGTTTCCGTATGTACGTTCCTCAATTCTCTCCATAATAGGCATTACACCGGCCGTAGATGATTGAACATATGAGATGCTTCCAGTAGGTGCAACAGCTTGCCTATACGAGTGATACAAGCCATATTTTATTACGTCCTCTTTAAGCTTCATCCAATCTTCAATATTAGGAATATGTTGATCTCCAAATAGGTTCTTAACCTTCTCATATTTAGGGATATAATCATTTGTTACGTACTTTTCGAAATACTCACCTGATTTGTAAGCTGATCCATCAAATTTGTAGTATGTCTCCCCTGTTTCTCGTGCAATTTCCATTGAACGCTGCAGGGAGTAGAAGTTAACCATCATAAAGTATGTATTTGCAAAGTCCTTAGCTTCTTCACTTTCATAAGCGATTTTATTTTGAGCTAGAAAACCGTGCAGGTTCATCTGCCCTAGACCAATTGATCGCATTAGTGAATTTGCTCTCGCAACAGCTGGGGCATTTACAATGTTTGTTTTCCTTGTGACAGTTGTCAGTGAGTCAATTGCTATTCTGACCGTTGAAGCAATTGATTGGTTACTCATTACATTTACAATGTTCATGGATCCAAGATTACATGAGATATCTAATCCAATTTCATCTTCCTGATCGTAATCTGTATAAATTGATACTTCAGATGATTGGAGTACCTCGCTGCAGAGGTTGGAAAACTTCACTTTTGAAATATGTTCATTTGGATGCACTTTATTTACGTTGTCAGCAAACATGATATACGGATAGCCCGATTCGCTCCTAAGAATGGCCAATTGCTCTAACAGCTTTCGAGCATTCCCCTTTGCTTTCCTAACTTTAGGGTTTTCAACAAGCTCATCATACATTTCATTGATATCCATCTCATCGAGATATTGTCCGTATTCTTTGTAAACTGAATGAGGATAGAACATGTAAAAGTCCTTATCTTCTCTAGCCAATTCAATAAATTTATCAGGAAGAACTACACCAATAGACAGTGTTTTAACTCGGACATCTTCATCTGCTGAGATTTTTTTGGTATCCAGGAAGTCTGTAATGTCTGGGTGGAATACACTTAGATAAGCTGCTCCAGACCCTTGCCTTTGTCCCATTTGGTCTGCGTATCTAAAAGCAGTGTCCAATAATTTCATAACACCTACGACACCTTTAGTCGCATTCTCTACATCTTTAATCGCTTCACCTTTGGCTCTTAATTTGTTTAGATTAAGCGCTACTCCTCCACCTAGCTTAGACAGCTGCATGGAAATATCGATCGCCCGTGAAATATCATTCAAACTGTCTCCCACTTCAAGCAAGAAACAGCTTACCATTTCACCTCTTCGCTTACGTCCTGCATTAAGGAAAGTAGGCGTTGCCGGCTGATACTCTTGTTTCATCATGGCTTGTACTTCCTCAATAGCCTTGTCATAATCACCATCTGCACAATACAAAGCTACAATAGAGACTCGATCCTCGTATCTCTCCAGGATCTTTGTTTTGTCGTTTGTCTTCAAAGCATAGTCATTATAGAATTTAAACGCACTCATGAAAGATGGGAATCTGAATTTGTAACTGTAAGCAATTTTAAAAATCGATTTAATCTGTTCAAATGTGTATTTGCTTAAGAATTCTTCTTCGTAATAATCATTTTTAATCAGATAATCCAGTTTCTCTTTTAAGTCATGGAAAAACACTGTATTTTGATTAATGTAATCAACAAAGTAACTGTGTACGGCCTCCTTATCCTTCTCAAATTGAAACTTACCGTCTTTCTGAATCATGATCTCATTATTGAGCTTGATCCACTTTGGAATTGTGTTTGTCAATAAGCTGTACCTCCCGATTAATCTTCTGCAAGTCTTGTTTTGTTCCACTTAGTTCAAACTTTAATAACAATGGTACGTGGAACATTGCTGAAAGCTTGTCCCCAGCTAAACCATAGTTATCACCCCAAACCTTGTTACCACTCACAACAACTCCTTTTATTTTATTTTTATTCTTAATAATAAAATGCAAAGTCCTTTCAGGTACTTCCCCAAAGCCTATCGTATATGTAATATGTATGAATTCTTCTTCAACAATTAAGTCATCTGTAATTTCAATGATGTCAAAGTTTAACTCCCTTTGTAATGCTTGAGCAAACCTTTTAACGTTACCTGTCTTGCTTTCATATGTAATAATCAATATTCTTTATATTCCCCGTTAACTAAGCTATTCGTAGTTGTTTCTGCTTCATTTTCAGCATGATGGAAAGCTTCAACCATTTCTAAGTTGATCTCAGCCATCTCAGCATAGCCTTTGGCCATTTGAGCTTCATAGTCTGATAGCTCTGTCATCGGTACTGGAATGTAGTTATCCTTCTGCTCTTGCGTGATAACCATTTGATCCCCTTCTAAATTGGTCGCAATCAGCTCTCCTTTTAAAGCAGTGTAAGAACCACCATTCTTCATATGTACTTGCGTATTTTCTTTTGCTTCATCCAAGGTTACAAAGTGACTGCGCTTAACGTATAACTGTTTAGCAGCTCCCATTCCACAACTCCCTTTTCTCTATTTTTTGATTTTATCTTTTTCGTGTCTTAAGTCCAACTCATACATATCATTGAGAATATGGTCAATAACAACATCGCTAAATTTACCGAATGCCTTATAACCAATTAATTTGCTTCTTAGATCTCTCCACTTTCTTGCTGCACTCATTTTACTTCCCCTTCCTATGAAACTGTGATTTTATCTAGATTCAAGCCGTATCTATTCGTCCTCCTTAGGAATTGTCACTCCTCTTCGATCGTCCATCCGTTTAATCTTGCGTACTTTAATTTTCTTGAATATCTACGCTTCCAATCGTCCCAGTCCTTCTTCTCTTGACCTGACGTTAGTGAGCCTCTGTACTGATTTTGTCTTCTTTTCTTGTCTAGCTCTAGTATATAGCCAACCCATCTAGGAACTGATGGCCTATAGTTACTTTGCGACATCTATTCGTCCTCCAATTGTTTCTGTATAAATTTCATTGTGTCTTCCTTTGTTATTGTTTCGGCCACCCTTCTCCAAGGAGTTTTTTAGCCTCTTCAACATCTGTGAATCTTTCAATCTTGTGTCTATAATCATTGATCCACCGGTAAACACATACTGCATTTTCTTCAACTTTCATGACGGTGTACTGCTGCATAGGATCTTCTAGAAGGTGAAGTTTCTGATCTTTATAAAACCCTTGAATCATATAATATCCTCCTCTTATTTTTATTGAATTTCTCTTACTTCATGCAGTACTCCGCTTTCTTCTTGAGCATATACAGCATCATTATGAGCCTCGATAGCATCATCATAAGTATTAACAAGTGTTCCCATGCAATAAAGTCCGTATTTTTTATTCATTTTCATCATCCTTTTAGTTTATTTTTGTGAATCTCTTAATCTCTTTACCCTCAACAACCACTTTTCCAAAGAACATTTCTTTAGGTCTTGCCCAAAGAACACCATATTGGTCTTCATATGTAACCAGCTTTTCTTCTGTTTCAGTGTGAATGACCTCTCCAATAACCTTATAAAGACCGCCTTTATAATGTCTAAACCGGCAACCGACTACATCGTATGTATCCTTTAAAGCATTCAACAACTTCTGTGCATCTTGAGCACTTTTTGAACTGCTGTCATATTTGTTGAGATGTAAAACCGCTTCCTGCATTTTCAAATTCATTTTGTTCATCCTTCCCGGTTCCTCGAAGTGCATTAATTCTATTCACCATTTTTCTAAGCTCTTCAAGCTTCACTTTTGCATTTTCATATTCCCACTCTGGATAATACAAAGTTTCCAGCTCCAAAATTCTTCTCTTGAGTAGATTGAGAACTTCTGATAATGCCTTATCCATTCCAATTTCCTCAGCAGTTGTGTTTGAATTTATCAGAGCTTCTCGAATACGTTGAGACTGCCTTTGACTTATACTAATGTCTAATCAACTCCTTAAAATCATCCTTTTATGGAGAACGAATGAATGCCAGCTACGCCCTCAATGCTCCGAAATGGACTGAGTACATTAAATTCTATTTCCACCGCCAAACCTCTGTCTGAGTTCGTTTGGATTTTTTCGATTTTCACGTTAACCTCCTTTGTTTCATCCTCTAAGCTTGTCATTTTCATTTTATAAGAACCCTTTAATACCCCGCCTAGTTCAAGCCATTTATACACCAATGAATCAATAGCAAACCTTAATGTGATTTTATCTTCGTTTTCAGTTGCCTCTACATTTCTGTAATGAAGAACCATTTTTGTTTCATTTGGCAAATGTTTATTTAGTGTTTCTTCATATAAAGCAATTTCTTTTAAGATCATATCTGACTCTCCTTTTGCAAAATCGGTTTAAAATAAAACTTTTAACCGATTACGCGTTCAGAACTCCGCTCCATTCATTGAATTCCTTAATGTCATTTGCTTTTCTCTTTTTTGTTGTTTCATCTGATTCGACATGACTAACAATTCGCTTAACTTTATCAACCAACGTCAATCGTTTTAAGGGATAAGGAACATGTGATAAAGGCATTCCATTGCCTGCAGCCAGTGTGCATTTTGTAACAAGATCCTTAACCTCCCATTCTAGAATGTCCCATCCTAGCCCCTTTCCTTCTTCAGCAACTAATTTAATTTCATACGTGCCTCTAGTTGTTGTAATCTTCTTTGTTAATTCCATAACATCACCTTCCATGTATTTAATTTCATTTTAAATGTGATTGAAGAAAAGAATTCTTTCGCTTTGAATATTCCGAATTTCTTCTTGTTAAATAAATAGTGTGCTCACATACAGAACAATCAACGCAAAAGCTGAATACAGTAAAGACTTACCTGCTTTCTTGAAGATATTCTCGTTTCTTTCTTGATCTGACTGTTTTACACCTTTGACAAATACGTTGAGTAAAACACCAATAACAAATGCATGAGGTAAAGTGACATGAACATTTTGAATATTGTATGTATCAATAAGCAATGGATTTAACACATGATTCAATCCATAATAGACAACTAGTGACATAGTCAATGCTTCAACAAAAATAAGTAACCCAACTACAATCAGAGAACCTGATCCGATAAAGAAACCGTTCCAAATATCTTTTGTATCCTTATTCAAAAAATCTCTCCTTTAGTCTTTTTTAATTAACCTCTTCCACCAGGATGTTTTACTCACTTCATTTTGTTCTTCAACTTGATGATTCTCTTGTCTGACATGTTTCTGCCATTCCTCTTCAAATTCCGCTTGCTCTTTAATTGCTCTTTCAAGACTTTCTTTGTCTTCAATTGTCTTAATGATCTTATCAGTCTGATATGTCCATTCATTTTTTATGTTGCGCTGCCTGTCTGTTACGACTACGTATTCGTTAAACCCTGGGATATACACTTTCCCTCCGACTTCAATTGGGTCTAAATCAATAATTCCTTCGAAGAAGGCTTTGAACTCAGTTTTTTCCTTTTCAGTAATACCGCAAAGAATATCCAGCCCCCAACTTTTCTTAATTACCTTCCCTTCAAATGTTGCTTTATGCCGTCCCACTTATCCACCTCCTTATATGTAACTTCCTAATGTGTAATCTGAGATAATTCCCTCTTCAATTAAGTAAGACATAATTTCTTGGACTTTATCATGTATGATATGTGGAAATTCAAGTTTTTCTCTTGTATAAGCATTCATGTAGTACTGATAATCATATGGTTGCAAACTTCTTTCATTTAGAACATCAATTTCACCGTTTAGACTGTTTTTATGTATTGTTAAATTAAAAGTAATATTAGGGTGAATTGATTTTATGAAGTACCACTTTGATTTCACGTGATCTGTAAAACCGATGCCTCTCATTTGTTTCTCTTCAAGTATGTGAAACCTCATTTTTCTCCCTCATTGATGATTTTCTTTACGGCTTTTAAAAGCATGTTTAGTGATTTCTTGTCACCCATTTCATCCCGATTGACCTCAATAAAGTGAACTGCTGACATTAATTTATCCTGCATTTCAGTTGCTCCTCTCGATAAAAATTGAATTTTATTTAGACATTACTTAAAATTCCCAAGTTTAATAGCTAGATGCATTACGTTCCTCCTTATGTGGTACTACTTTACACCAGATTCCTATGGTGCCTTTTGCCTTCAGTTTCTGTGCCTCAGTAATTGCTTGTTCCCTGTGATCAAAAGTCTCCACTTCTTTTGAATTCGGCAAAGTCATTTTTCCAACGTATTGGTTTCCTGCATAGACCTCAACTACCCATTGTTCTTTGTTCATAATTGATCTCACCTCATTATTTGTTTTGATTTGTCGTATACTGCGCTTGCCCGGGAAATTATTAGTATTTCCGTTGATTATAATTCCCCTCTAACTCTTCATATGTAGCCCTAAATGGTGAAGTAACTTCTTTCTCACCAACTTGTAAATACTTAAATCCAGTTACATATCCTTTCTTATAAACCCTCTCAACATAAACTGTTTCGTTGGCATCCAACTTGTTATCCCAATAACCGTTTAATCTTGATTTCGCCATTTATACCTCCTCTTTGTATTCATACGCTTCTTGAACTGCATTAAAATCTTCTTTATCTAAAACATCTTTTGCTACTTGGCACCAATATCCTAAATCACTAACCGCTTCAACTAGTTCTTTAATTGCTTGATCCTGAGTAATTGGTTTTGAATCTAATATCCAGTCCCCATTAACAGTTCTTTCTAACGTATGAGCACCTTTTTTATGTAAACAAACTTTCAATTTATCCATTTAGCATCTCTCCATTCTCAATAAAAGGAATATTTTATTTTTACTCTTAAAATAACTGCAAGTAATCCAATGTCTTTTCTAATTTCATGTCTTTGCAATTCTCAATGCATTCTTTCTTGATTGCTTCTCCGCATTCTTTATGTACCGGGAATTCCTTGCATTCTTTGTTGTCAGTTATTCTTATGTAATAAACGATGTCGCCAATGTGATCCCTGCATTTAACACACTCCAATGCATCACCTCGCTTCCTATATTTCTAATATACTCGCTTTCTCCCGAACAATCAATAACTATTTTATTTTTACTCTTAATATTTTTTAAAAAGTAGGAGAGTTTCCTCCCCTACAGTACAATAAGGCTGCTGCTAATGGTTTTGAGTTCGTTTATGAAATACACGAACAATTATTGCTGCTATGAAGAATAAGGCAAACAATCCAAAAGCCATTGATCCATTCTTTAAAATTATCCCAAAGATCAACAAAGCGCAACCAGACAAAACAAATAGTATTTTACTTAAGATATTGATCATTTACACTTCTCCATACAATCAAAGAATGCATTTACACCAATAATACCAGCAGAATTTACACAAGCATAGCAAGCAGTCCCTGCTGTTGCTGGAACACCAGCTGTGCATGAAACTCCACATAAAATAGCTAAACCGGTAATTGCCCATTGGCTAATATTCTTATCACCTAAGCAATCTGATACGCATCCAGTCCAACTCTTCTGAGCACTCATCATGTTAGATGTACTTCCTTTGTCCTCTGAAGTTTGTTTTGTTTCAAAGACCCCAGACTTGTCCTCATCCTTAACGCCATTAACCCAATAATTCATTTCGTTTTGAGTGCTGCTGATTTTCTTCATGTCAACTTCATAGTACTCTTCAATATTCATATCGCTATCAAACGAAACATTAAATGAGCTAACTCTGTCTACTTTTTCAGTGTCCACGTATAAATAAGAAACCGAATAAGTTACTGTGCCATCATCATACTTAATAGCTCTAACTGATGCATTATCAAATACCTTTTCGTTTGATTTATGATACTTAATGTCTCCATCTTCAATTGCTTTTTCTGCCTTGGAAAGAAGTTTTTCCTTAGTCTTTTTACTCACATCAATAGTGTGATCTGCAATAAATTCTGCCTCTGATTTTACTTTATCCTTGTCGACATTATCTGTTGAGATTGTGCTCTTTGCATCACTGTTCGGAGGAAATGTTGAAAAGGCCAGCACAAATACGGCAACTAGTGCTAAGATCGTTCGATAAAAATAACTGTTCATTAAAATATCCCCTTTGTAAAAATATAATTCTCATCTGGCGCCAATACTTATCAAACAGACAATCTCATAAATCACCTTCTTTCTTTAATAAATGCTACCAATCATATAAATAATTGTTAAGAAATACTGATGATTTTGAATATTAAGTAACACAGATGTCCTTATATCAAGGGGATATTGCTCACCTTTATAAACAACTTATGTAATTTTGTAATTCCTTAGATTTAGTAAAAATCTCACCGAATTTATTGTCTATAGTTTTCCATTGTCTTTCAGATGTTGACGGCAACTCATTTTCAAGATAAATGAACAACTCATCAACTCTGCTACTAAGTTGATCTATATTTTGCACAAGTGTTTCTTTTATTGGATCAGATATGCGCACGGACGTCCTCCCTTATGAAAAGATAATTACCGCCTTGCTGTTGTTATTTTTTATGTATGGAGCATATTTTCGTTCAAGATAATTCCTTGACTTTCCTTCTCCCAGACTCACATTATAAATATCTCTTACTTTATGTACTTCATATGCTTGTTCTTTTGCCTGTTCAGGTGATAACGCCTCAATTATTAAAGACGTATTTTCGTCTTTGTGATCTTTACATCTAACATAGTACCTTTTCAATAAACATCCCTTTATCCTTTCTTTTAATCCTGTTATATTAATCCTCTTTTAGATAAGACTTAAAGAAATCTTCTAGGTTTGCAGCAATTGCACCGACAACTTCTGCATAATGTGTATGGCTCTTCTCTTCGGATCTTAAAAGTTCAACTGCAGACTTAGCAATCGCTTTTATTTTCTCCTCTTCTAATTTTCCGCTTCTTACTTCGTCTTTAATCTTTTCGGCTTTCTCTTTTAAGCTTTCTGGATAGTTCACCGCAGACTCCACCTCTTATATTTTATTTTTACTCTTTAAAAGACAAATTTTATTGAGAGTCTCACTTCTGAGAGCTCTCAATTTTTGTATTGTCCCATATGTAATATGTAGTTGTTGGCCATTTTGCCAAGCTTAAAATTTCTGGAGTTAAAGGAAAATCAGGCTCCATAAACTCTTTCTTGGTTTGAAAATCAATCCCATATTTCTTAAACCTTGCCCTATTGTTAAAGAAATTAGGTCTTAGAACCCCATATATTGCATTTTTCAATTCTTCAACTGGTACAGTATCTAAAACCTTCTGACAGTAGTCAATAGATGAAATAAGTTCATAATTAAGGTTGTATTTTTCAAAAAGTTTAATAATCTTTTCTTGCTTTTTGATTTTATCTTCATTTAGATTGTCACATACATAATGAGCCCCTGCTTGTTCTAAAAACTTATTGTACTTACTCATAGTTGATACAATCTCAATATAAGGTCTGTCAACCTGAGGTGCAGTTTTCCTTACAAGTTCAGAACCTAACCCTACGCCCCTGAACATAGGGTGTATGATGAATCTTGACCCCATCAAAAAGTCTTTGTTAACTTCGCTTAGTTTTGGAATCCCACGTTCGTTTACATATTTTTTATTGAAGAAAACGTTTCTTCCAACCAATTGCTGTCGGGGCATTGAATAAACTGCAACTCCAACAAGTATCCTTTTATACATCATCTTAAATATGTATTTAGTAAAGCGAGCATCTTTATTTTTGTAATGATATTTCCCAAGCTTTTTATAATCTTCAATGGTGCCTGGGGTTATCTCAAGTTCATCAACAAAAGGGTTTATAACCTCTTTTGTATTTCTTGTTATTTCTAATCCTTCCCCCATTCCAAAGTCAAACACATAATCAGCTTGAATGTAATTTTTAAGATCGTCATGAGCTGTTGCAACAATTAGTTTAACCCCAAGCTTTCTTGCAATTTTTTGTGTGTTAAAAGCAACGATCTTTGCGGTTGTTCTGTCTAAAAAACTACAGAACTCATCAATACACCAAACCTTTTGTCCGCTTTCAATAATTTTAGCAATTTTATATCTATATTTCTGTCCGTCTGAAAGGACTTTGTAAGGTTTTATATATAGAAATGCTTCACCTAGGCCCACCAAATTCAAAAGGAAAAGAGCATTTTCAGTATCCTTACCTATAGTATCAATAATAGGCTTTTCAGAATCAAATTCAATATCCGGTTCAGTAAAAGAATACTCCTCTTTAAAATAATTAAGCATACTAGTTTTTCCGCTACCACTCATTCCAGTTAAATACATGATTTGAAACTCTGGAATTGTTAAGTTCTCTATAATAACGTGTTTATGTGATTCATTTATTCCAACTCCAAATGCATCTGATATTTCAAGAACCCGTTTTGATGGATTATCAATAGTTGTTTTATATGTTATATCCAAGTTAATCAGCACCCTTCACCTCCATTTTAAAGCAAGGTAGAGGCTTATGGCAGCCAATTGATTTTATATATACAAATGATTCTTTGCATTTTGAACATACCCAGATTGTTTGTACTCTATTGTCATCCTGCAAAAAATCATCCCCTTTCCAAATCAAATATTTATTTTCACAAAGACACCCCAATAAATAACCTCCATTTACTTTATTTTTACTCTAAATAAAATTGATCTTTTAAACAGTTTCACAAACACTTCACACATTTCAAATATTTAACATGCTAGACTGAAGTTGTAATCACAATCAAAACCTAGGAGGTAATTCTTATGAAAAAGTTTTACAAAGGCTTGATTGTTTCTGCTCTATCGCTTACAACACTAGCTCTCCCTGCATTCACATCACAAGCTTCAGCCCTAACACCTGTCAAATCAGTTGACCAAGTTAAGCAGCTAGGCGATCCGCTCGGTACAGTTGATTACCACATGCTTAGGAATTCTAACGTATCTCTATTAAAAGGTTACACCCGGTGGGAAATTGTTTCTGGAAGCAACCTTATTAGCATTAGTTCCAGTGGTGTTGTATCCTCTCATTCAACATTGGGCACAGCATTGGTTTACGCGTATGACATTAACGACAATTATGTAATTTTTAAAATTACAGTAGAAGCACGTTAGTTACTGAGGAGTGTTAATTCACTCCTTCTCTCAATTTTTTACTCAAATAATTGAATCAAACCTTCTACGATCTCATCACTATTCCATTGTTCTGTATCCCACGAATATGTATGTAATCCTACATCGCTCATTACTTCTCGGTATAACTCTAAGACCGGCTCAATGTCTCGATCATTTATGTATTCATCACCACGTTCAAGTAAACGCTGCTTAATAACTTTCGGATCAGCATGTAAATAAACCACTTTTGCTTTATATCTAATCTTCTCCTCAATCTCCCTTTGCTGATCTTCCGTTAAGATTGAGTAATCCTTGAACTTTCTCGCATAAACCAAATTTGAATATATGTATCGATCAATAATTACATTGTCCTCATCGGCCAGTTTGTTGAAGTGTTCAAACAGCTTCTCATTACCGCTCTTAGCTAATTCAAAGCTGGATCCCTTTATGACCGGATATCCAAGTTCTTTGCTAAGCTTATCTGCCACTGTTGATTTGTAGCAGCAGTCAGTTCCTTCTAAAATTATCATCGTCATTTATCTTCCACCCTTCTCACATTGCTGAAGCCAATTACTCTATATGAGCCATCTGGATACTCAACTTCTAATTGCTCATGTCCTTTATCAACTTGTGCAACAACACCAATTTCTTCTGTGAAACCAGCAATCACCTTCTCTCCCTTTTTAAACATACAATTAACCTCCTTCTCCTAACTAATAATTGAGATTGTCCCATTTTGCTTGCCAAAATTAATTGCGTCACGCTCGGTTGCTACGAGCAAGTCCACTTTATTTCCAACGATTGCGCCACCAGTATCAATTGCAATTGCTTTGAACGTTTCCCCGCCAATGCTTATTTCAACAATTGAATTCAAGGGAATGACACTTGGATCGGTTGCAATAACACGATACCCTTTGTAATAGATTGATTGAGTAACATCAACACCTGTTCTAGTTGTTCCTGTGCATCCTTCTTGGCAGTGTGCAATATAAGCACTCAGCTTAACCTGGATAGATTTCTTTGCGGCCGGTGCCTTGTTTTCTTTTCTTTGTTTGTATATTTTATTTTTACTCTTAAAAACTCTATGCTTTGCCTTTTCACCTCCTCTCATGTGCCTTTTCTTACTTTGCTTAGGTTTAATGAGTTTTGCTGAGATAATCTTCTCTGTATGCTTTTTTAATTGTTGTTCTTTGTTCGTTTGAGCTTTTTTAAATAACCGCAAGACAATATTCTCACTTGATGGGATCCTAATCTGTCTAGGCTTCTTATAAAATGATTCTTTTATTGAGTCTTCATTTCCCTCGGTTTTATGTAAATGTTGCTCATAACTTATGTAAGAAAAAGTGGTTAAGGGAATTAAAATCATCATACCATAAACAGACTTGAAAATGTGTGTTTTAATTTTATTTTTACTCTCAATGGCGATGCATATCACTTCTCCTTCTTTGTTTTCTTTCTATTCGATATTCCTAAATAATCATTTATTCGTTTTTTGGCTATCTCTATGTAATATTCCTTATCAAGATAATCAGGAACTTTTAAATCAATAACGTTATCATTATTTATAAAGCAGCGCGGTGGAGTATTTCCGATTTTTTCAATTCGTTCTTCTGTTTTAACCTTGAAAACACCTTTAGCATCTTCATCATTAGAAGCAAAAACTCTTAAAACTTTTTCAGGTAGCCTTTCTTCTCCATAAAGAGCGTACATATATTTGTTTGAAACCTTAGATATCTTTTGAAATTCTCTTAACTGATCACATTCATTTATGGTTTTTTCAACTGGAATGTCTTTTGTAAAATACTCAATCATGGCTTTATTTACAATTGGTAAGTCATAATCCAGGTTGTTTAGTTTTTTAACATAAGCACCTTTAGATTTATACTTTTGGTCTTTATCAATGATTATATAGTTGTTTACATCCTTCTGATAAATCTTCTCATAAACATCCCACTCTAAATCTAGTCGTGTTCTGGTTTCCCACTCCTTTGCGACTTCCTTAATTAAATCAATATCAGATTCCTTTTCAACTTTCATAAACAACCCATCAGTATTTGACTGAATCAGTTTACAATACGGTTCAATTTTCTCGATCAAATCTAATAACAGCAGCTGCCCGGCTAAACATACGTTATTTGCCATTAACGGGTCGTATAGTGGATTATACTGATCTTTCATTGCTCCATACGTTGAGTTTAAAACAATCTTGTAGGGAGCCTGCTTAGGATCTTTTTTGCGTTTAAGTTCTAACCGTGTATCTCTGATCTCAGTATATTTCAAAGGGTTCTTCACGTTTCGACTTATGTAATCATATTCAATCATGATTGAAGGGTATAGAGATGCAACATCACAACATAAAATTATCCCCTCATCTTTATACTTTGGTATTGCGCCATGTAAACCTCCCCAGGCAAAAATATGAGGTACACCTGCAACATCCACCTTTAAATTTTTTTTATAATCTAGATTTTCAGGATTTCTATACCAATCAACAATGTGTTTATATTTTTTAATTTTTAATGTATTAGGAAATCTAAGTTCAAACTCATCTCCCCTGTTTCCTTGTTTTTCAGCCCCCAAGATAAATGCAGATAATTGGGCTTTTGTCTTTGTAAACATAGACATTTCCAAATCAAAGGCTTCAATTAGGGCCAATTGGCTTTCGAATTCCTCTTTTTTATTATCAAACACTTCAATTGTTTGTTTCACATCGTGAATACAGTACTCAACTACTTCCTTAATTTCTTTTTCTGTTAATGCTCTTGAGATATCAAATGGTACTGATGACTCTTTAATCCTTGAACCCATAAAGCCTTCTAGCTGCTTTAAGCTATGGAAACCGGTTGTTATGTCAAAGTTATTCAATGGGATTTTATAACCTTTTCCAACAACATTAAATCCCTTTACATTATCATTAATGATTCTCGAACTAATGAAATATGGTTTCATTCCCAATAAAATTCCCTTTAGAATGTATTGGTCATACATTCTAGAGTTGTAACCAATCCAAATATCATCTTTAAACATCTTATAGAATCGTTTCAGTTCATCAACATCATCTACAATAACCTTACCCTTTTTAGTATCGTAATCGATCAGCACAACCATCCAGTTATGTTTAAAAACTTCAAAGTCATAGAATATCTTCCTCATCATTACCCCCTAAGAAAATAGGTTATCAAACAAATCAGTCTTATCCTTTTTCTTAAATTTATTTGATGATTTATTTAAAAAATCCTTATAAAACTTGCATGTTTTTCGGTGACCACATAAGACACTACAATAAAAGGAATTGTATTTATCTATTTTCACTGGTTCCCATTGGGTTTCATCTTCGCGGTCTTTATTTTCAATCTTTTTAACAGTATCAGTAATATATTCTTTCAGTTCATTAATTTTCTCTTCAGTAACTTCGTATTCAACTAAACAATCTTCAAGCCAATACTTATTTTTAATCTCTTCAGGTAAGCAGTCTATGCTATTTTCTTTTACTGCGTTATCTAACAACAGGTCAATTTCGAAATCATCATATTCCAGAGTGCGCATCTCTTTTTCTAGCTGCATTCGTATTTCCTTTACCCACTTACCCCTGTTACACATTTTCTTTTTCACTTTGGTTTTTCCTTGGGTACATACATAAACGTATTTCACCATGAACCATAGGATTTTATCTACTTTTAAGTCAGTTGTTTGCTCCAACGCAAGCTTGTACATCAATAACTGTCTTCCTGCTTCATTTAATTTCTTGCCGGCAAACTTACTTGATGTCTTCCAGTCATAAATACTAACGTACGGTTTTCCTTTTTCACTGGGCAGGATTGCATCTACATATCCTTGAAGATATATTCCATCTGATATTTCAAATACAAGCAGCTTCTCTAAAACCATTTTGCTGTCAATTTTATTAAAATTGTTTAGGAAATGACCAATGTCTGCTTTCCAACTGTCCCCGATTGAGTCACTCGGAAAGTTGACTCCATTCAGCTCTAATTCAATTAATCTATTTTCAAATCCCTTTTTAAATTCTCCAATGTTTAATTCATTTTTATAAATCTGTTCAATCCCGTTATGTAATTCAGAACCCATAAGGGTGTAAATATTATCTATGCCTTTCTTTTTCAAAACGTATGTATTGTAGTATTCATATTCACAGTTATTAAAGGTTCCGAGCTTTGAAAAGGAATAAATGTTTTTCCCTTGTTGTCTTAATTCATTTAATTTTTCTTTCAATCAATCATCTCCTTTTCATATCCAAACTGTACAGTCTCTAATTAGACGGTGTAGAGTGTTTTTATCAAGGTCTGCTGGTGCCATTTTTGATCCCTTAGGCAGATACTTGTTTTCACGATCAAATATGTACCCAACTTCATTTTCAAAGAAATTTTCAAACTTTAGGCTGTTGGCAATTTCTACGCTATGTTCTTCACCTAATCCTTCATCCATCATGACTAATGACTTTTTCGGAAACATTGATTTTATGTGATTTGCTTGAATTTCGCTTAAAAAGCTACCGCCTAAAGAAACTCCAACATTCAATCCCTTACTTGCTAAGGCCATTGAATGTTTTTCCGATTCCCCGATCAAAACAATGCTCTTTTCTCTAATTGAATCGTAATTTTCAACAAACCCGTATAGCGTTTTAGACTTGGGAAATGAAATAATAGGCAACCATTTTGTTTCCTCATCATTAACTTCCTTCTTATTAAGGCGCCCCATTACACCACACAATTCACCACTAAGAGATTTCCATGGAACCGTTATTCTTCCGGAAACACTATCGTAACCAACCTGGAACAAAGATTGGGTTATAGGTAATATGCCATCCTCATAAAACAGCTTATTTGGAACGGATTCAAATTGATCTAAAATGTCATCGGAATACGTTTCTAGATCCAAATCCATTGGATTACTTAGTTTTCTTATCTTCTTATAAAAACCTCCGAATGGTAACTCAGGTGGTTTATATTCTTCTTCACGTTTATAATCAACTATTTCAGATATCCTTTTGATTGTTTTGGGAAAAGATAAACCCAATTTATTTTGAACAAGTGTTATCAAGTCACCTTTTAAGTTGGTTGAAAAACAGGTTGCACCTAAAGTGGTTTTATTTACTTTTACTGATGTCGGATTTCTTCCTTTTTTTCTTGCACATCTATACTCATTTCCGCGTTCATCAACGTTGTAAAACCCCGTCTTTTCTAAAATAAGTTCTATGTAATCTGGCTTTTCAATAATGTGATTCTTAAGATCATATACGTCCATGATTTCACCGTCCCTTGGTAATCATGTCCGCTCTGTAGTTCTCTGATGTTTAGGAGTACAATAACCGAGCTCAATCCATTTATTCCATGCACCGTCAAATTGGTATAGCAACACTGTATCGCCTTCGTCATTCCGTGTCTTATTCAAAAAGAATAATCTATACTTCTTATTTGGGTCTAACTGAATTTCTTCTTTAATGTTAGTAAATTTACCCGACGAGTCTTTTTTGAATCTATAGGGTTTAACATCGAATTTTCCTCCTGGGAATTCATCTTCCCATAAAGGTCTTGTTAGAACTAACTCGGAAACAATCTCCTTAACTGCTTTGGCATTTGATAAACAAGACGCTGTTAGATATCTTGTATTCTCCATATAAATGGCTAATTGCATTGTAATGATGATACAAATATCCTCTTTTTCCGCAACTTGTAATAACTGTTTTGAAGCTTCAATTAGCTCACCTGTTACATTAGTTGAAGCAGCATCTTCAGCTTTAAATGTATCGTAAAGCATATAACCGAAGCCTTGTTTTGCCATTCTTCTCATTATTCTCTTTACATCATTAATGCTGTAATCATATATCTTGGCAAATTTGATACGCCCCTTGTAATGCTTCTCATAATATTCAATTGCCTTTTGTAACATTTCCTTTTGCTCATGCTTCAGGTTGCCCATTTTTTGTTTCTTTCTTGGTAAACCATAATAACCAAGTTTATGACTTAAAATTGTTGCCATAAAAATATGTTGCCAAGCCCTTTTATTCATTTCATTGGCGATAATTGTTACCTTTTCACCCTGATCCAAAATTGACATGATATAAGAAGAAACACAAAAACTTGTTTTCCCTGTCCCACTAAATCCAGCAAAAATTTGAACATTAGATTTATGAAGTCCAAGCGTGTGATAATTCAATAATGGACATGCAGCTGAATAGCTTAATCCCATTTCTTCCCCGTTTTCAATTGATTCGACAAACTCTTCATTCAAATCCAGATCTTCAATTTTAACTCCTGAACCTCGACCTAGAAAAACATTATCTAATTGAAATTCAAAGTAACTGTACAATTGCTGACTCGTCATTTTTTTGAATTTATCAAGCTCGTTCGTAACATTAAATCCCTTATCATGAAGTTTAAGTATCATGTTAAATTTAATTAGCTCATCATAGTATGTATCAACGTTTTCATCGTTTAATACGTGCTTGAGTTCATCAATGGTTTTCATTCCACCTCGCCGAATAAAACCATTTTTTAATGTTTCTTTACCTTCTATGTAGCTGAAAACACTTGCATCATCAAAGCTCTTATAATTCATGTTGCTCAGTTCTAAACCTAGAGAGTAATAAAATTTCCCGTCTTCTGTTAGAAAATCTCTATCCGCCCTCACGTGGTCTTTATAATCCTCATACAAATCAGGGTTTTTCCATAAACAAAATATAAAGCTTCCTTCAATTTGTCCCCTGTTTTCAACTAATTCCTTTGGATAAGAATCTAAGTTGTTCAATACTCGTCCTCCCCATCCAGAAACTCTGTTATATTTTTTGGTGAATTGTTTTGTTTTAAAGATGTGGAATCAACGATATTAGTTTGATTTACAATTGCAATATCAAGATGATGATTTTTTTCAATCATTCTCTGATTTTGTTCATGCAGCCATTCCTTATAAACATCATTGATGTTACTTTCAACAATCTTAAAAATATAGCTAATCATTCCATACTCGTTGTAAAACTCTTTATTAGTTAACCAATATTGAATTGTTTGTTGGTTCTTCTCAAAGCAAATTTGTATCACTTCATAATCATAAAAACTTTTTAGTTCGGCTATCTTTTTTAGAAAAATTGGAGAAATGACTTGACCCTCGCTATAATTCAAGACATCTTTCGCTATGTAATTTAAGAGGTTTTTTCGTTTCACCTTATCCTTGATATAGTTTTCATATTCATCCTTAGAACAGTAGTATTTATTTTTCCCCTTATCGTCAGAAACCCTGAAAAAAGTATCGACAGTTCCATTAGCTTTACATATTTGACATACACATCTTCTGGCCAAGAATACCCTCTCCTATTGATAAGGGGGAGACTCTCCCCCTCTTTTCCTTCAGTTAGATAATGCTTCGACTATCTTTTCGAATGCTGTAGTTGGTACAATGTCTACCCCTTTAAAATCTTTCATATTAAATTGATCCATAATTTTCTTCATTTCCCCCTTAGCTTCGTCAGTTGCATTAGGGAATAGTGTCTTAATCTCTTCTGCCAATCTCTCATTCTCTTCTTTATCAATAAAAGATGAGTTGTTAACTTCGTTGTGAATTTGAATTTCTTTAATTTGCTCTTGTTCTTTTCTTTCTTCTTCAATGTTATTTGTGTTATTTTTTTGTTTATCAAAAGCCACATGGATAGCTTGTTCAATTGCTTTAATAAATTCATTCGGATCTAATGGAATTGATGGTGTGATATCTGAGAATCTTGACTTTGAATCAATATTAAAGTTATCATCTCTAAAAGTGATGATTCTTGATTCATCAACAACTGTTCCCACTGTTTTGTCAGGCCCAATTTTTTGTTTTACTGTTTTCTTTTCAATTGACCGATTAATAGATGCTACTCCCAAGACGTGGAGCTTGGTTTTAATCGCATTGAAGTATTTATGTGTCATATTGGTTGTCAGCATGTCATATTCCAAACCAGTAACTACGTCTGTCATTGTTCTTTTCTTCGTATGACCTAAAATAAACATGCTAATACCGACCTTTTTAAGTTTCCACATCTTTTCAAGAATTAACTCAATTACCTTGTCTTCTCCTGCCTGGAAACCACCGAATGCTGCTTTAATGGTATTCACTCTTTTTTCAGGATTTGCTTTATTGTGTAGTCTAATAACTTCTGGTTCTGTAATTTTAATCAACTCATCAAATGTGTCATATACTAAAACCTTTAAATCAGCATAATCTGTTGTTCTGTTTTTAATAATATCTTTAGTAATTTCATCAAAGGTTGTCCAATCAGGAACATCTTCATAAGAGGCATTGGGGATGGCATCAATACCATCCTCTTTACCAATATTCAAGATTATATACCCGTCTTCTCCGACTAATTTTTCGCAAACTTCTTTAGCTAGAGTTGTTTTACCGATCCCCGATTCACCAATAATTCCAGTGTTATAATCGAGAGGATTAACTTTAATTTTATTCTTTTTACCAAATTTTCTTGCCATATGGATAAACATCTCCTTATTGTTTTTAAATAAATGTTAGTTAGGTCTTTTCAAATCAAGCAAATAACTCATCAAATGCATTATCTTTTTCTTCTTCAGTCACTTTAGGTTCTTCTTTTTCTACGGGTGGTGTAGAATTTTGAATCTGTTGTGGAATATATGTAAGATCTTCAATTTCATATGTAGATGTTGCGGCACCTTCTGTAAAATCATTAGAATCATTAAACTTTTTTAAAATAGGTTTTAAAAGTCTATTTTCTTCACGATTTTCGCCCAATAACCCTCCTTTAGGTTTAAAGTCATCCAGTGTGTTTAAACCTAAAGCAATCATTTCCTTTTGACTTTCCGTGAGTTCCTCTTCGGTAAACTCAATCTCATCAGCACCCCTGAAAATATTCACAACCCATTGAAGGTGAAAAACTTCATCATTTTCAACTTTAAAGAAGTTTTTCAAGAGATCTAACCGTTTCATATGTAATTCATTTTCAAAGTCCAATTTTTGTGCATTGATGACTAATTGCTGAGGAAAAAATCGATCTTTTTTTGCCTGATTATCATAGCTAAGTACGTACGCATCAACAAAGTACCTTTTTTCTTCCTCAAATGACGATTCATCTAAAGATTCACTTGTGAAAAATACATCCATGGTGGCTCTTAGTTGAGATGGTGTATCACTACTTACAATTTCAATGGTTTTGATTTTGAACTTTCTAAAATTCCGTCCATTCCATGAATTGTATTCAATATTGCCTGTGATTTTAAATTTATTGTCTTTATGCTTTTCGAGGTTTTGGGACAAGTACTGAATAGCATCATATTCATGAATGAATTCTGCACCATTTACGTTTAATTGTTTATATTCTCCCTTGAGAGTAGATAAAGTTTTATTTTCTTCTTCAGTAAGAGAGCCTTTCATTTCCAACCCTCTAATTTTAAATTTCAATTCATTTAATTTGGCTTTTGTTGACTCATCGTTTAAGTTAATTAGGATCTTAGAAAAATCAGCAACCATGTTTACTGTTTCTTCTTTCAACCGATCTTCCCATGGAATTTCGAGTCTTGATCCTTTTTCATTTTCTGTACCCTTGCTAAATGAAAACACTTTATTTTGTTTACTTTTTGAGTAACCACCTTCAATCTCAACAAAAACACTGTTTGTTTTTGACTCTTGAACTGCGAAGCTCAATCTTTCCTTAACCCATCCGCTGTCATATTCCTTAATTTCATGGAATTTCTCTTTATTGTTTGAAATAAATAGGTTACCGATAAATTCAAATGTATTATAAAGTTTGCTCAATATAATTCCTCCCAGAATAATTAGTTTAAGATTAATTTAAGAACTGAATCTATGACTCTTTGATTAATTTGACTACCGGCTGCTCGGGGGTGACCTCCACCACCAAATTTAGCAGCAATGTCTTTTCCTAAATCAATTTTCTCCTTGACTCCCCTATAACTGACCTTTAATGAACCAGGATCAATTATGATAATGAAATCTAAATTAGGATTTTTCTGAGCAAGTTCATTCCCTAGTTCAGATTGATATGTATCAGCAAACACTACTCCTGCACTGTAATCAAGCACTTGCAAAGTTCTCAGTTGTTTTTCCTTTTTAGATATGTATTCTTTAATTTTAAATTTCTCAATGTCCAAAATATGTAGTTCATGATCTGAAAAATAAATGGATGGATTTGTTGAGAATCTTTTTATAAAGTTTTCTCTCCCAATAATATAAAGAAGATCATTCAGTTTTTTGGCATGGGTGTCATTATATTTTGTTGACCACTCCCAGGTGTCATATCTTCTTACTTTTTCTACAAATTCACTCAATTCTTCACACTCATTATTTTGAAACTTAATGAGATGGTCATAAACCATACTTGTAGCAGATGTCTTTAGGTTTTCTTCGCATGGTGATTTAATATAGTAATCATTAACATTTGCCCATTTATAAATATTTAACCACTTCGCTGTCGCATGATGATCAATAAGTACCCATTTAGACGTTGATTGAATTTCATTTATTTTTTCAGCAAGATCCTTATTAACAGATATATCTGTAACGAGAATTAAATCATATTCCTTAAACCTGTTATTATTTATGAATTCAAGAACTTTTTGATCTATATTATGATAATCACAAAACTCTACTTCCACGTCATTTAATAAGTGGTTACATACTATTGCACAACCAACTCCGTCTAGGTCAGTGTGTGTAAATAATTTTACCTTTTTAATATTCCGCACCTCTTTCTTTTTTATATTTTATTTTTATCCTTAAAATGCCTATAATGAGACTTGCTACTAAACTTACAATCCTTTATACCAAGTAGCTTGTTTAATTCTATGTATCTCTTTTTTGGAAAGTCCCAAGGTTCAGGATCACCTTTTACATTTTCAATCCTTATTACTGTTCCATGCCGGATTATGATCTTTAAGTTTCCATATGAATATGTTTTAGAAAAAAGACCTCTTTTAATTCCTTGTGGTTTAAATTCCTTTACCAACATCACATTCCTGGTTAATTTTCTCCTTGCTTGGTCTTCATCAATGTCGTAATTCCTTTTGACATCGTTTTTGTAGGTATGTAAAGCTTCAGCAGATACTTTCAGTATCTTTAATTCCTTTTTCATCTCTTTCCTCCTTTCTCTCTATGGGATAATTTAATCTTACATCATCTAAACAAAATGGTCAATAACTATTTTATTTTTATTCTTAAAAATAAAAAATTATATATCAGCCAGCACTAACTGGCTGATATGATCCTACTTACGTGTTTCATTTCCAACAACTTTCATAAATGTTTCCCAACTCTCATAGAACTCTTTTAGCTTTGTTTGATAATCCTTTTCGTCTTTTTCTGTTTTTGGCTTAAATCTAACGATTGTTGGAGCAGTAGTGCTTATAGTATGTGTAGAATAAAAATCAAGAAAAGAGTTCAGTCTATCCAAAAGGATTCTTTTAGCGGTCTCAAGTCGTTCGTTTTCAAACTTTTTATGAGGATATCCAAAAAGAACGGCATCATTTTCCAAGTTCTGCATTTGGTTAAATGATAATTGTCGAGTCTGAACTAACATCTCAGTAAAATTATATAATTTGTCATTAAACGTTTGTAAAAATTCTTCTAGCAAACTTTTATCAGCCTTGCTCAATCTTTCTGCCTCAAGTTCTAAAACTTTGTTTTCAAGTTCTTTTGCTTTGCTTTTTAGTTTGTTGTTTTGCCTATAAATAGATTTAACCCAATAAATTAAACCAATAATAATAAAAAACAATACTATGATCACTACCGATTCAGGAATTTGATTCTGAAACCAATAGATGAAATTATAACCTGTTACAGTTATTACATCTGATAAAAATGAAAAACAAGCTAATAATAGTACAATGAAGCCCCATAGAACATATGATTTTGACACAATACCCCTCCAAACATTACCATGTGACTTCATTATAACTAAAATTGCTAGCAATATCAGTTTAAATTTATTTAAACAACCTCACTCCATGACCACATATTCATTGACTGCAGCGTAAAACCGTCAGGAAGCTTTTTCATTTTTACATTTACATTATATCTTTTCCCAGTGGTCTTATGAATTACAGCAAGTTCTTCACCATCATAGAACCGCACAATTGCTTCATTAAATTCAATTGGCTGATCAACCACGTAACCTTCTTTGAGCGCTTTGATATACAGATAAGGATCTGTTTTATAAAGCTCATATAGTCTATTGCCAAAGTCTTCGTGTTTATCTCTAAGCAAATTAAAATTAATTAGGGATATGTACAGTTTTTCCGATATGTTTAGCTTGTTCTTGAAATACCGGATTGCTTCATCTTGTTCTTTACTTAAAATATTGGCCATATATCCATCTCCCAATCTTGTTAAAACTACAATTTTATTTAGACTACAACATCTCCTTCTGCTGTCTTCAGCGTTCCACTATCATATGTGTTATGAATTAACGTTGTATTCTTTGCTTTATCTGTGCAATAAGGGTGAGATAATAGCTTACCTCCAATTCCCCGCGCATCATTTCTTACAAGCCGTACTTTGTCCGTATTCTCCAAATACACTCCATATCCCTGGTCTGTTGAACGATTAAACATGATCTCATTATTGTTTAACATGTGTTCTGAACCACCTGTCAGGTGGATAGCAATCAATGACTTACAGAAATAAATCTGATTCTCACTGATCTGACAGCTGTATTTCTCGGATGTACCTTTGATTGCAACATTTCTTGGATTATGAATTTCATTTCTGTTGAAATACACTTCAGAATCCTTATCCCAAAAGATGCCGTATCCACTTCCGCTTAAGAATAGGTCATTCAACTTTAAACGAACTGATTGAGACCTTTCACAATAAATTCCCCCGTGCACATTTGCAAATTCATTAATTGCAAAGCTTACACGGTTCGAATCCATGATTTTAATGGCATAAGCAGATGTGGTATTTCCCCCTTTATTATTTGTAACTCTCACATCTTTTGAGTTTCGCACTTGAACTTGTATACAATCGCTGTTTTCAATATGATTATTCGAAATAAAAACATCTTCTGCTTCATGTGTTGCAATCGGACAAGCCGCGATGTTTTCAAGTATATTGTTCGTTACATCAATCCCTTTACCTCTTACACAAATGCCTATTTCAAACCCTCTTACAGTGTTACCGCTGATTTGCACTCTATTTCCTGACTCCGTGCTTGAAACACCCACCGAGTCAATTCCATATTTCTTGGATTTTCCCTTATTAATAATCTTGTTGTCCTTAACACTGACATCAGTGCTGAATCCATAAGAGATAACATTGTCACTGTAGTTTCCCTCAAGATTTACTTCACCGCTTGTGTGGGCTGTAACGGATCCACGCCCATTATTTTTAAACCTGCAGTTTCGTACAGTTAATTTGTATGGGTGATCATACTTAATTCCGTTTTCTCCAAAACCCTCTAAATCAATTCCTAATTGTGGCCCAATGGTATCTCCCCCAGCTTCCTCTATATCACAGTCGTCTACAAGAAGACCTTCACAACCATTGGTAGCCAGATTATTTCTTCTCCCTCTTAAAAGAGTACACTTTCGAACGGTTACATTCTTTGAAGGCGTATACGCTCCTGAAGTGTTCATCATCCCATCGGCTGCTATCCAAATGTTATCTCCAATACAGTCAGAGACTTGCACATTTTCAATTAACACATTACTGCTGCCATGAATATGAATTCCGTATCCCCATTCATGTGTCCTTTTAATTGAAGTTACTTTTGAATAATCATGCTCGTATCGATCCCCTATAATTTGACCGCCACGAATCGTTACATTGCTCGCTTGGCCAATATAAAAACAGGAGTAGCCTTGAGAATCATTAGGCAACACTTTAAAAACAGCCTCTGGATGAAGTATTAACTCAATATTCGAAGGAATATTAATACCTCCGCCGAATTCAGGCAACCGCCTTGATGTATTCACAGCATCAATTAGATAGGTACCTTTTGGTATATGTACTTTATAGAATGATTTTGAGCTTGCGTACTTTAAAGCTCGGTTTATCCCTTCTGTCGTTTCAATAGCATTTGACCCTTTATCATCAATTCCCCAATCCAGAGCATCAACAGAATAGTATAAGGGCTGCTGCATGTTCATGTTGCCAAACCCTTCCCTTCTACATTTCCATTGATAAACCGTGACAGAGTGTCAATGAAGTTATAAAAGTTCTCATTTCTGGTGCCTGAGCGTCCTTTTAGAGAAAAGGTGTTAAACATTGATTTGCGCAGTCCAGTGCTTAACTCAAGTTGAATGCTCTTTCCTGTTTTATTTTTATTCGCAACATTGTTCGGACTGCTGCCAGATAACCTTGCCCCCTCATCAAGAAGCTCTGCAGAGTAGCCGGCATTATTTAATGTGATTGTTATCGCTTCAGCTTTATTCCGATCTGTGCCGCCAACTAAAACATGTTGATCATTACTTGCGTAGCCGTGAAGTGACAGTGTGAACTCATGCTCCTTCAACATTTCAAGTGCTTGAGGTTCATCGAAATTTGTACTGGTTAAATGTAAATCAAATGCTCCTGGTGTCTTTAAAGCTTCAAAAAGATATGTAGAGTATGTTTCGCTTAATTCCTTTGCAAGCTCGCTTGTTCCCCCTTCTATACCACCTCCATGGGGAGCAAGAATTAATACATCAGAGTCTTGCTCTTTTGAAAATACGCTAAAATTGAACGGTGATTCATTCGCTTTAAGCTCTTCAAAGTTCCGATACTTGTCCGCTGCTAAAATACTCACTGGATTCAGGAATGAGACCAGAGCTGTCACCAAGAATGGAAAAGTCTTCTTAACTATGTTATACTTTAATAGCTTCACTTCGCGGTGAGGTGGGCAGATTAGAGTGTACCGTCCAAAGTCTCTCTTCTCTGCTCCTTTAGTCTTTTTTAGCAATTCCACTATTCTGTTTTTAATCTTCAATTAAATAAACACTCCTTTTATTTTTATTCTTATAAACTTCAGATAGCTGAAATAAATTACATCTCAATCACCTCCTTTTATTTTTATTCTTATAAACTTCAGATAGCTGAAATAAATTACATCTCAATCACCTCCTTTTATTTTTATTCTTATAAACTTCAGATAGCTGAAATAAATTACATCTCAATCACCTCCTTTTAAGTTAAAAATCACTTTTAACGCACGCAATCTCAAAATTTTGTTTTAAATTTATCGCATACTACACCATAGTATTTAAAATATTGCTGATGATTAGCTTTTTCCAATAAAGTTATGAACTCATCTCCATGTTGTTTTCTCGCTGAGGAATGTCTTAGGTCGGCAATGTTTATTTCTTGTGCTTTTACACTATGAATAAACTGTTTTACTTGATTAATCAATCTTTTGGGAACTGTTCCGTCTTCAATCATTAATTCAAGCTCTATCAAAGTACGATTTGTTCTATCTATATTGCTTCACTCCATTCCTCTATAAAATATCGTTTTTATTTAGACTCTAGCTCAGGAGTTTCATAAATATTGCCGTACACTACTGAATATCTTGCAGTCACCTTTAACCCTTTCCATTTATGCCCAATGATTGGGCCTTTACCGTTATTTTCGATAACCTCATATCCCCAACAATCGTCAATCCAAATCACTTTAATGTATGAAGTATGGAACTTTCCTGTAGGTGTTTTCCCAAAATTGGTGTATAACTCAGAAGTTTTTTCTAAAATGTCTCCTTCGTAAATCTCTAGACCATTTTTATCTTTTAATCCAGTATATTGCCCAACTGTTTCCGGCCTGACACTGTAAGCAAATGGAACCCCAGCTTTATTAGAGATATAAGAACCAGGATCAATACCCATGCTCTTGATTCTTTGCTTAATGATTGATAGATTACCGTAATACCATTCTTCATTGATGCCCATTCCTCGAAACTTAATTTCCCTCATTGTGCAGCCTCCATTTTATTTTATTTTTTCTTTATAAAATCTCTGTTTTATCAAATTTCTTTCTTAGAAATTCATATTTCTTGAGTGTACGTTCATTCTGATCTTCTTCCTTTAACTCTTCCATTACCTTACGGATTAACGGTCTCCAAACGATCAAGTACTTTAGAATAAAAGAACATGGTATTCCAATGCTTACAACAAACATTCCAATTCTTCGTGTTATTATCCTCTGATTGTCTATGGCAGTTAAACCACCAAATAGAAAATATACGAACAAGTTCATACCTACTAACGCTAAAGCTCCAAGGAAAAGTTCTCTTCTTAATATCCGTGCATCTCTCAATAAATTCAGAAACATCACCCTAATACACTTATTTTATTTTTATCCAATAAATCAATTATGTAAGTCTCATACATGTCATCCCAATAAGGATCTGTTCTTGCTATGTATTTCTTTGCTCTTCCATTCTCCTTAATCTTAAAGGTTTGCCCCTTTTGAATATCAGTGAACTTCTTCTTTGTCCATATCCCTCTAATTAACACATCCACTTCTTTAACCTCAACTGTTTGCTGCTTCATCACATTCCTCCTTTTTGATTTTCGTGTATCAAGCCTGTACAATATTCAAAAACCCTAAAGGATGATGAACATGTGTGGCAGGTTCACTTTATTTTCTGAGTTTGACGACATCATCGAACAGTTCAATATAGACCAATTTTTGTCTGAAGACGAATACAACCCAAGCTATAATGTCGCTCCATCACAAAACATCCTGACAATCATTAATGATGGATCAAATAATCGTCTGGGCAAACTTAGATGGGGTCTTATACCTCCTTGGGCTAAGGATGAAAAGATCGGGTATAAAATGATTAATGCTCGTGCTGAAACATTGGCCGAGAAACCCAGCTTTCGAAAGCCACTCGTAAGCAAACGTTGTATCATCCCAGCTGACAGTTTTTATGAATGGAAGCGTCTTGATCCAAAGACTAAGATTCCTATGCGTATTAAGCTCAAATCCTCCAATCTCTTTGCTTTTGCCGGCTTATATGAAAAGTGGAACACGTCAGAAGGAAATCCGCTGTATACTTGCACAATCATCACAACAAAGCCTAATGAGCTTATGGAAGACATTCATGATCGGATGCCAGTTATCCTTACAGATGAGAATGAAAAGGAATGGCTAAATCCTAAAAACACTGACCCTGATTATCTTCAAAGCTTACTGTTGCCGTACAACTCTAATGACATGGAAGCTTATCAAGTTTCATCCTTAGTTAACTCACCTAAAAACAACTCACCGGAGCTCATTGAATCCCATTAATTACCACAGTCATTTTGCTTTATATATCACCTTCGCTTAGCTATTATGTTCTAAGTAGGAGGTGATATATTGTTTGTATCGCCAATGTTATTGCATTCAATCAAAGAGCCATTTGATGACGATGGTTATATTACCGAGCTGAAGTTTGATGGAATTAGACTGATCCTCTCCAAGTTTAATGATCAGATAAAGCTTTACACTCGTCACAACAATGAAGTAACAAGCAAGTTCCCAGAACTGTTGGATCTCGATATCCCCAACGGAACTGTTATAGATGGTGAAATCATTGTTGCTACCCCAGGAGGCGCTCCAGATTTCGAAGCTGTGATGGAACGCTTTATGTCTAAGAAATCAGCCCATAAGGTGGTTTACTGTGTATTCGATGTAATTTATATTGATGGGCATTCAATCGCTAATAAGCCGCTCACTGAACGTAAAAACGTCCTTTTAGACCTTAAGCTTGATCATAATAATGTCTTTGTTATTGAAGGCCTGCAAGGAAACGGATTAGCTTACTTTAATCTAGCCAAAGAAAAGAGTCTTGAAGGAATCGTACTAAAGAAAGCTAACTCCCCTTATGAAATCAATAAACGTTCCCATAGCTGGCTGAAAGTGATTAACTATGATTACACAGATGTGCTTATCACAGGCTACACCAAAGAGGATATAAAGTTCCTTCTCTCTTATCCTGATGGTACTGCAGCTGGATTTATGGAATTCATGCCGAAAGCAGAACGAAGTAAGTTCCACTCTATGAAACATATAAAGTCTGAATCTGATGAATATATATTTGTAGAACCGATATTATGTAAGGTTAAACACAGATTTAAGACTAAGCATGGCAAACTCCGCATACCTTCCTTTGAATCCTGGAGAGTCTAATCTCTCCGTTACATAATTCCTTAATGCAAAGCTAATTAATTTTGATGAAAATTTAGTACATGAATCAATTAGTTTTAACTTGCCCATTCATCAAAACTATAGGGGTAATCAACACTTTCAATGAAACCGATCTCCTTCGCCTTCTGACGGATTTTCATACATCCTTCATAGCTGTAAGCCCATATTTCTTTATAATCCCTCAGTTCACCGTATTTCCCTGTTATGATGAATTTTCTGAAGCTGTTGACCAGCTGCCACATGTTGCCCCCATGCGAAAAACCGTTTGGACTACCGTATCCCATTTCATATGGGTAAACGTCATCCCCTGTGTAATCATCAACGAAGAACAGTTTTTTCTTAAATCTGAAATACGCTATGCGATCCTTTGACTTGCGGTAGAATGTACGATGATCAATGCTTGCGATAAGCTTGATCAAATCGTTTATGTCGTTCATTCGTCTCAATTGCTCTTCTGATGCCATCTGCACTCTTCCCCTCTTTCTATAAAATAACTATTTTATTTTGATTCTAATATGATCACCAAATATCATAGCCCACAAAATCATTTAAAATATTGGCCATTTCCTCTTCCTCTTCTTCTGTTAATCCGTATTCAGCAAGCCTGCTTAAATAATCTTCTCGTTCGTTCTTGATCAATTCTTTTCCTCCTTTAATTCCACATTAATATTTAACACGTTTGCAATCCGTTTACCCACCTCATCGGAAACTGTTTGTGACACCCTTTCTTTAAATCCATACAGCAGTCGATCTCCATTTCTAAACCCTTCTTCAATAAGTGATTCAATCTTTTCTCCCGCAAATCTATCCAGTTTTCCTGACTCTGACATCTTCTGAACTTCATTAGAAACCGCTATACTAATCATTTCTTGTACGTCTTGCTTTGAAATACCTAATTCATTATGTATGTAGTTTTTGACTTCTTTGTATACACTATTTTTATTTTCAAAGGTCTTCTCTTTATCTAGAGGGACGAGAACGTAATAATGTCCATGATAAAAGCCGCTATATAATTCTCCCTCATCTTCGTATGTATCAACATCTACTCCATCATCGCCGGCTTTGCGGACAATTCGGACAATGCCATTCGACTCTCCTTTATAAACATGAATAACCTTTTCGCCCGCTTCCGCCTTGCGATCAACCATTTCATAACGCATTCCATTAATGTGGATGATGTCGGTCGGTTCGAGTACCCGGTATTCTGAGAGATGGATAAGTCCGTAAGTATTATTAACGGATGATGCGTCGTCGCAATACACGGCTCCATCCGCTGTGTGGTAAGTACGGTCTACCGTAAAAATATCGCCGATTTCGTACCATTCTTCGAAATCCACTTTTTCAACGATTATGATATTCTCCCCGACCTCCGCCTTCCTATCGACCTCAATGTATTCCCGCTTGGTGCCACCTAGTTTTTCATCAACCAATACGTGAATCTTTGTATTTGTGTTCGCCTTAGTTTCTGCCATTTACTCCACCTCTATATTTTTTATGTTTTTTCAATTCTTTTTTGATTTTCGTATTGCTTTTCACTCTTTTATTAATAGATGCGTGTCATACACATGCCATCTAAGAGAGATAGGACATTTTTGTCTCAGGAGGCGAAAGGCAATGAAAATTCTTATGGATCTTTTCACAAATTGGACTTTTGAAAAAGTCATGGATTACATGCTAGCTGCTATAATTTGGTTTGTATTCAAGTCAAAGCAGAATGAGTATCCCGATGACTTTGAGGAAAGAAGGCGTTATAGAGATTAACACCCCTTCTGCGATCGTTATCGGATTTTTATAATTTCGATAACGATCCATCCTTATATGTTTAGTTGAAAACTATCTTTTATTTAGATATCGTTATTGAACTCCAATCAAACGTTTCGAGAATTTTAAGCAGCCGCTCTACTTTCGGTGCCCTCCAAGCTGTCATTGCGTAAGTATGAGCTTCTGCAATATATGGCAGGTATACAGAATACCGTTCTGCATTTTCCTCTCGAGCTTCGACCCATTCATAATCACCAACTGTCCAGAAACGTGGTGCAGCTTGACCGTCGTTGTCTTGATTTTTCAACTCTTGCTGAAGTTCTTTTAAAAACTGAATATCTTGATTCATCGTTTCCTCCTATCTGTTTAAAATCACGATTTCATTTAGACTAAACCTTTTTCTTGCTGTCATGCGTTCACTTTTGGGTAAAATACTAATCTGTTAATATTAGTAACTCATCAACTTTATAATTGTATTCACTGTATTCACCCGAGCTCCATTTAACTCCCACAGAACCTCGATTTGTCGTCCACAATATAATTCCCATCTCCCCATCTTCATGCCACCTTACTTGCTTCCCTTTCTGATAACCAAGCATGTTTCCACCCCTTTCTTGTGAAAGCATTTTAATTTAACTTTAATGTGTATCATCTTGAGAAAATCCCCTTTAATTGGTAAACTCATACCTAACTTACATACGAGTGGGTGATTCCTTGAATAAAACAATCGGTATTACTGGATTAATCATCAGCATAGTAGTGCAATCATTTTCGGCCGATGATTCGTTATCCCACAAAATTGCTACGGGTTTGTTATTTTTATCAATAATGATTTATAATTTTGAACACGCTAAAGATTATTCTAAAAAGTCACTTGTAATTTTAGGAGTTTCCTTTATTATTTTTATGCTAGGGATTTATAAAATCCTCTCTATTACCAGCGATTACTTTGAAAAGCTTAATGTGAATTTTGGATACATCCTCTTATTTGAAATAGCATTGATTATTGCATTAGTGTCGATTGCAGTAAACGTAATGAAGTACATTGCGAACCGGTTAAGGAAAACACCTGATGGTAAAGAGCTTTGACTCTTTGCCTTTTTTAAGCTAAATACTTCTTCTTATGTGGTCTTCTATGTACAAAATCAAAGGCAATATCAACCTTTGCCTGTTCCTTCTCCTCAGCTACTCGTTCCGTAACAACAATCAGTTGTCCATTTTCCTGGTGTTCAATGCTATGGACTGAATATCCTTTAGCAGCGTAATATTCACCAATAATCTCATCAACGTGGTTGCTAAGCAGATTCCTCTTGATCACCCTTGTAACCTCCACTTATTTTATTTTTATTCTTCAAATATCTATATGTATTCCATCCGCAGCCGTCAAATACGCTTATGTCCGCTCCAAGGTGCCATCTAAACCAAACTAAATTAAACCAGGCTGTATCAATTATGTGCTTTAAATAACCTATGTGCCTTCCTCCTTACAATGAAATAATCCTTTTAATTCAATATTTAAATTCTGCACCAAACAATGATTTGCATTCTTCTAAAGTGAATGGTTCTTCAAGAAACAATTCATTTTCTTTGTTAAATGTTATGCAAAATTGGTTCTCCCTTAGAGGAAGTGGGCAATCGCCTAGTCCTTCAACTTTAACAACGTCGCCTACTGCAATCGTTCCTCCTGTAATCAATTCTTTGAAATCTAAAGTTTCATCATTATGCGATCCCCAATTAACTCCATCTAAATTCACAATTTTAAATTCCTTCATGTTATATGTTCCTCCTCATCCAGGCGTATAGCTTATATCCAATTCAAAATCACATTTCGGATGTAGCCTCCAAATTTGATGTCCTAAGTATGTTTTCCTAGCGTAATTCAGACAGTTCCTTGTCCCACTTTTACTTCCATCATAGACAGCTACTATTGCTTCACTGTGATCAATCATGTATTCATTTCGTTTTTGCATTTTAGCCGATGAAAATTCCCCTGATACAGCTCCACTAACTTTATATTTACCTAATTCTTCAACATTGGTAATCTCATCTGCCACATCAAGCATACGTTTGTACCACATTTTTTGTTCTTCAGACCACACTTTATCTTGTTCTTTGAAAGGTGTAGCAATTATGTTTTTAATATGTGGGTATTTCTTCTTTAGAATATGTACACACCAACAAGCAGCCTGATCAGTTCCTAATGCTCCACCAGTTATGAACCTGGACTTGTTTTCCTTAGTGATTAATTCTTCAATTACTTCAAGCAGCTTTTCTTTGAGTTTAAGCATTGTTGGATTTTTCATATCATATCCACCCAATTTGTTCGGCCTATGACCAGTGAAGCACACCGTTTTCTTTCTTAAAGTCTCCTTTTCTTGATATATCCGCTCACGTTCATTTCTCTCAATTCCCATCTGCTTAATATATTCAGGATCACTAAGTTTTTTGAAATTGACTATCGGTTCTCACCCTTTCTTTAAAACAGTCTTTTTATTGTGATTCTGTAGGCTCAATTAATAATTTCTTTCCTTCTTATTTACAATTGAAACAGCCAAACCAAGATTCACTATTACTTTCTTTCATACATTTGTATAACTTGGTGTGCTTCGTGCTCTGAAATCAGACCGCCCCCATTAAACCGCCTAACTATTTTTCGTTTTGCTTTACTGAGTGGAGACAAGCCATGTTTTTTGAACAGAGTCACAATATATTGTTTTTGTTTTGGTGTAATGAAATGAGGACTATATACTCGGTCATCTTGTCGTAAATAAGCTTGTAGGTTGGCCTTTAGCTGTTCGCCCTGTCTTACTGCCATGTGAAGAGACATATTTTCTTTATAGACCTCTTTCATATGATCCACTTGCCTTTTTAAATTTTCATTTTCTTCCTTTAATTGTGATTCCGTCACCTTCATTTCCCTCCGTTATTTCAAATGAATGAAATTTTACTTTTTATCGTCTTAAACCATTTTGGGATTGTTAATTATCTTATTAAAGCAGTTATCAGTAACTTCAATTCTCGGAAGTAAGAGCTCGCCCGCTTCTGTGCTTGAGTCCCAATTCACTTCTTTAAGGCTGGTAATCATCCCTTTTTCATCAATGGAATACTGAATAGCAATTTTATCAGCCCCACATTCATATCTTTGTCTAATCTTCATCGCTATGCCCCCTGCTAAACTTCAAAAGTTTTGTGTTTATTACCCCTTAATCACTTAATTTTAATATAGCGTCTGCCGACTCCGAAGTCATTCTTTTCTTTAAAACTTCAATTAGATTCTTTTTTTAATCCTAATTAAAATGTTTGGGTCTAGCGACAAATTCGTAGTTCTCCTCCCAATCAAATTGTTTTAACCCATCTTTTTCAAATTCCCAGCATTCGCCGAGTAAAGGATCATCTAATTCAGGAACTCTTTTTTTTAAGGTTCGAAGTTTGTTGAAATGACTAGCTGTTTTAAATTTAACTTTATCCATTGGTTCAAATTTCATTTTTCCATCTACTTTCTTTAAATTTTTCTAAATTAAATACAGGCACAAATCTTGAAATAGGTTCCAACCCTCTATCGGAGAGTTCATGGCTATCTGCTTCAAATTTTTTAAGGATTGGTATACCGTCAATTTTAAGCCTGGTCAGTTTTTCTATGTGGCTATGTGTAGTTTGGGTGAGTTTTCTTCGTGTTTTCATTGCTATGTCAGTGTAACTTAAAAAAGTTTGATCATTTAACTCTTTATCATATTGATATGATTTAAGAATAAACAAATATGTAACAAATTCAGATCTTGTCAATAAACCATTCTTAAGGAGATACATATCATCTGAAGTAACAATAAAAAATTCCAGTGGTTTTAATAACCCTTCGTCATATCTATAGTTTGGCATGTAGTTGGGGCGAAAGGATATTAATTTACGATTTCTTTTTGATATGACATCATAAACAATTTCTTTATTTTCAGTAACTAAGCTCTTAGAAACTCCACGTCCTTTTTCATTTAACTTTACCTCGTCTCCATACTTTGGACAGTAACTGTTACATGTCCCTTTTAAATTTTTAAGCCTATCCAACACTACTTTAAGTTGTTTGTTGCTACACCCTATAAACTCCGATAACTTTTGCCTGCTCTTGAAATTTCTGTTTACTGCCACTAATTGAATTGTGATGTATGTTATTATATCTAATTCAGTCATATTGACTTCATTTTCATAAAGTTGACCGAATAACCCATCGTTAACAAATGTGCATCTCGTCATGTTTACTCCTTAATATCTAAATAAAGTTTTACTTTTAATCCAATTCCCTATGTTCTCCCGCTGCCAATACAACTTTTAAGTCTTCCCAACCCCTATAAGAAGATTTCGCTAAATATAAAGTGTTGATCTTTAAATCCATAGGTTTCACTGAATAGCATATTACCGTACCTGTCATCATTGTCTGACCAATGTTTTATTCTGTCGGATACTTCAACAAAGCGTTTCAATCCTGTAGCATCTACAACTATATAAACGAACCAGTAATCAGATTTCCTTGTTGCACAACCGGTTAGTTTGAAAAATTCACTGGCTTTTTCTGGATTAAAATCCTTTCTCCAGCCTTTTACAACTTTCCATTTACGCTCAAAGGCCGTTATAACCTGCTTATCCTTAAATGGTTGCTTATTAAAATCGGCAGACTCTTTAGTAAAACCCTTGGCGACGATTTTATCTCTTTCATACCTTTGTGTCTTAGCATGTTTTAATGGGATATCTTTTAATTGAGCTATGTCTGCTCTTTGAAGCTCCTCTTTGCTAATAAATGAAATAACCTTCCCGTTTTTCAAAACCACATTCGGCATATATTCTAATTTGCAATTTGAGCACCTCTCATTAAACCAATCATCTTCGACATATAAACCTTCTGGTGCTCCTGAAACAACATCCCCCAACTCATAGTCTAATAGTAAGCATTCACTCCATTTAAACTGAACCTCTGTGTTGTGTATTGCAGCGCAATTAGGACATTTAATTTGACCATTAAAGGTATCAAACATTCCCATATCAATTCACCCCATACCCTGTTCTGTTATAGATTTTATTAATGTATTAATTTGTCCCCCAATAACTGTGGATGCCGCTCCCTTTATTACATCCTTTAAGATTTTTAAAAACTTAATGAGTTTACTCCTATCAGGCGACTCATTGCCTATCTCTTTTTCAATCCCTTTAATGGCATCCGAAGATAAAGCAGCTTGATCAAATTTCAAATTTAAAGTTTCGTACTCCTTTTTAAATAAATATATAAGGTTGGCTAACGATTCTTTTAAATCACTAGCATTATAATTGTTGCCTTGATGTAAATGAGAATTATGCATGTACTGTATGTTTGTTGTGTAATTATTTTGTATAATGTATTGCTTATCCTCTTCCGTCTTCATGTATGATGAAAGTTCTCCCTTCATAAGTTCCCGGTGATAAATTATTTCTTCGTAAAAGATTTCTTCTACTGATAGACCCAGCCCTCTACTTATTTGTAATGCAGTTTGAATGCTCATAGAACATTTGACACCAGAAGCATAACAACTTAATTTTTGCACGTTGATACCGGTCAAAGATGACAGATCATGTATAGTTAATCCCTTTTCACTTAATATCTCTCTAATTCGATTTCTTAATGTAGTCTCGACTAACTTCAATTATTAAACCGCCTTATTTTCTATTTAAAATGCATCTTTTATATAGATCTCAATACTTCTCGGCAAGGTTACCAACCTTCTTCATAGAAAATATCATCATATAAAACTTTTGATTCATCGGCCATTTCTCTCTCTTCTTGGTATTCATCCATATGATTAGTAATAAACTCACTTGCTTCTCTAATTGTATTACCGGTGAATCTTGCACTAATGTATTGCTCCATGCGTCCGATCAGTCTCAACTGTTTTTCTGTTGCTCTAATCACTCCGCACCCTCCTCAGTCCAAAACAATCTCTCATTCGTTATTTTTTCCACTTTATAATTTATGAGGTAGTTATTTTTTGCGTATTCCTCTGCATATTTCAATGCAGATTTATCATCATTAGCGCCGAAACTGAAATGCGTCCATCCGAACCTAACTTCGTACCACAGCTTATATTCAATACGCTTCACTTTCACAATTCCCGCGCCTCCTTTGGGTTTTCGTCACACATTTCTTTTAACGCCTCCACAAACTCTTTTTCGCTCATGTTCAGCGGTGTGTACCACTTTATAACTTCGTGAAACGGCCGGAGATAATTTGCAAGTGTATCTTCAGCATCTTCCCTTCCTTTTGTTGTCCCAGTAAAATTATTTAAATAGTCTTCACGCGTCATATTTATGTGCGTTGGGCAGTCTACCACTGAACTAAATCGGCAGTACCGTCCATTCGGTTGCTTAGCGATTAATGCACCCATGTTATTCCCCCTTATCTTAATCTCTATAAAACTTACATTTTATTTTTATCCTTAATATATTCATGCTGATTCACAACATCACGAAGTATGTATTGTATTTCCTCTAAATTGTCTTTAACAAAGTCCAGGTCTCCTATTGCCATTCTGATTTCATTATTCTCTATGCTGCGCAAAGATCTTTCGCATGATGCTAAGAGCTTTTCATATTTCCTTAAAACCATAGTTCTTATTTGATCGTTAATTTGTTCATTAATCAATAATTAAAGCTATCTCCTTTCCTTATTCTAATTCGATTATATAACCCCAACCAAATGTTGTAAACAATTATTTTATTTTTACTCTTAAAAATTTCAAAAAAATCAGCTTTACTCATACTGTAAAGCTGCTGTCTTCATAAACGTCTTCATGCCGTCTAGTTTCCAAAGAGTTTCATTTATTTTGTCTCTAAATTCTAAAACTGAAGCATGATCCATTCTAATCCTCAAACAATCCCCATTGTTTTTAAAAATAATGTCTATGTAGTACTCTCCACTTTGGATGTTCTTAGAACCAACACTCATGGAAACTGATCTCATAATGTCTTTCAAGTCAATTTCAAGATTAAAATCCATTGTATGCTCCAGTCTGACTAAAAAGTCACCAATTTTTTATGTCTCATGATGACTGACAAGATGTGTATGTATTTTTACTTCGATGATAACAATTGTGAAGATTTATAATCCTCATTTTCAAACGAATCGTCTATTTCTTCGGCATAAGAGGTTGTTAATTCAGCATCCTCTGTACACATAATATCTACATCAAATAGTGCCTCATATTTTTCATGATCTTTTTGAAGAAACCCCATTTTTCCTGTTTTATTTCTCAATTTCTTTTTAATTGATTGATATGCGAACAAAAGTGCTTCCTCTTCATTCTTGGCTTTTATTCTGCCGAAAAAAGGTATGCACAGCTCCCCTTGAATGAAATAATCCTTTTCTGACATACGTTTCCCTCTCTCTGGTAGTAATTAACCGAACCTACGTTCCCTTTTTTGTTGACTTAATTATAACCTTTTACCTAGTTAGTGGCAAATCTTTTTTCTTTCATTTAAAAACTTGGAAAGAATTGATATAGTATGATAAGCAATACTATATCAGGAGGTTGTCCGATGCTTGAGGTTGAAATCGGACAATGTTTGATATCCATTCTCCTTGAACGTAGAGGAATGTCCCTAGGGCAACTTTCGAACCTAACAGGCATCAGTAAGCAAAGGTTAAGTGATTACGCTAATGGCGTTAGACCTTCTATGAATATAAAAACAGCGAGAATCATTGCAATTGCCCTAAACTGTTCGATTGAAGACCTCTATGAATGGAAAATCAAACATTGACTTAATCGCTAGGGAGTTTGACCTAGCGAACCTCCTTGTACCCTTTTTAGTGTATAGAACTATTTTACTGCATATGTACAAATTTGTCTCTGTCTAACTTTGTCGAATTCTGAAAAATATGAACAAAATCCTGATATTTTTTTAAAAATATCACGAGTTAATTCACATTGTTTTTATTTTTACTCTAAAAGTTATGTAAAGTTAATCCCTGTAACAGGGATTAAGAATTAGTCTCAATTACTTCAGACTTGATACAATATTTTTCTAAGTTCTCCATATTCACTACTTTCCTCAGTGATTGTGAATTAAACTCCGCGTCTTCATTCAGGAATCCATATTGTCGAGTTATTTTCTTATAATCAGGTACTTTTAATTCACCCTTCTCTTTGTATATCTCATACGCCATGTTGAGCTTTCCTGAGTTGATAAGATTCTTAGGTGAAAAGAAGGGTTCTTCTAAAAATTTTTGAAACTGACTAAAAGAACGGTGAATTAAAAATTTGTCAGCTTTCATACTCTGATTAGAACTCTTATATTTTAACCTAAAAATATTTTCGCTTTTAACTAATGTAGCAAATTTGTTTTTAAGTCCACTCTCTGGCGAACCATTGCTAAGATGATATGTTGTTTGATCATTAGCGCGCTTAAGCAACTCATAACATTTGTCGCTTACAGTAATTATTCTTACACCGTGTTTATCATCTACAAGCTTTACCTTGTTATCATCAAGTAAATCGTCACCTGTTAAATTCAGTAACTCTGAATGCTGATAACCATCTATGCCTTCATAAATAGCCTGTATCATCGCTTTATCCTGATCATTAACCATAAAATCAACATATTCTTCTACTTCTTTATTGGTGAATAGTGTTTTTTTGTTTTTATCTATAAACTGCTTTAAGTCCCCATCCTGTATCTGATACACTTTGTTGATGTTACTGTTTGCCAAGCCATTTTCCATTGCCCAGGTTGTGTATTGTCCAATTACAGCTCTTGCTCCTCTTAGTGAATCTATAGATTTGCTATCTAAATCTAAAAATAACGTACGCAGCTCTTCCAAAGAAAAATTAAATATGTCTTTTTGAAGTATTTTTTCTGTAGCTGAGAAATCCCTTAGCCTTAGCCAATAATGGTTTCTTGTTGCTTCACTTTCGTATTTCTCTAAAAACTTTTCCTTCAATTCAGCATTATACATTTCACTCATATTAAATTCTCCTTTAGGCTTTAAACAACAGCAATTTCATCATAAAATATTCGCTTAAGTTTCTTCTTCATAACATTCTTTAGTTGATTTTCATTATTTTGTCTTCCTAATTCTTCAAACACTCTTCCGCTTTTACTAAAGTCAATCGTATTAAGGATATTTTCAAGCTTGTTTAGTTCTACATTGTTTTCCTTCATCTTCTTGGCCAAATAAACATAACCGTAAAACATTACGTTATGATTAATGTATGATTGCTTTCTAATGGACGATAAATCATCTTCAAGAAATTCATCTGGGAAGGCATAAAAAAGGTTATCGAAAAAGTCTACCAGGTATTTCGCAATTTTCAACGCATCTTTTCGAGATTTCAACTCAAATGCATCGTCTATAGCTTCTGATAAAGTATAATATGTCACAAGAAAATTGCTATCGATACCAATTTCACTTTGTGGGCTTATTTTTAAGTTCACTTTTAAATTTCAGCTGCTCGACAACGGTTGAAGAATACCGTTTTTGTCCCAATTCTTCAATTCTGGATTTTTCAACTGGGTTTATGGTATTCATTTGAGCAAAGTGAACCTTAGCCTTTTCTTCATCGTAATTGAGCACATTTAAAATGAATGGTTGATCTAATTCAGGGACTTCAGCAATGGCCTTAACAATACCTGAAATTCGATGATATCCATCAAGAGCATCTAATAAGGTTCCTCGTGTTACAGTGAGGGATTGGTCGCTTGGATCATATTCAACTTCTTCATCACCATCAGATGTTCCAAGACGAGCGTTAAAAGTTAACATTGATACAATTAAATCGCCTTTAATAAACAATTCTTTGATCTCATCAACTGATTTAGGGTTTGTTTTAGGTACAGGAATAAGGCTACCCTTAATGTACTTTCCTTCACGCTGAATGTTGTAATTGTACTGCAGGATGGAGCTATTATATAACTCACTCAGTTCTTTGGCAGTAATGGAAGTGACATAGTTATCCTCTTTAATTTTAATCACATTTTTAAACTTGTATGGAAGCTTAACTACTTCTTCACCGGCGAATACTCTCCCACCTTCAAGCTCTTTTGCCAATCTGGTTGGAAAATAATTTGACGGATCTAAAGCTTGCGCCCCAAGAATTGAATACATCTCTTTTGAAACAATGTACACTTCTTTTTCGTTTAAACGTTGTACGTTGTTATCATTATTATTTAAAATTTCTTGGATATAACCAGGGAGTGCCTTGTATTTGTCCGCCATTGTGGCTTTTAATTCCTTCACCATATTGGGATCATTTTTAATATCATTAAGATTTTCCTCTATTTCAGTTTTTAACTTATAAAGTTTATCCGTTGTCAACAAAACTTCAGACACATTATCACCTCACATAATCATATTAAATTTATCATTATTTTCATAAGCAAGTAAAGCTTTTATATGATTATTTGTATCACTTGTTCAAAAACATTTTAAGTTTATTCTGTATATACATGTCTGATTTTAAAAAGAATTCTTTATATTGCTCTAAAGTAACATCTTCTAAAAAGGACATGTCTTCTTTTTGATCAACCAAAACCCCTGGATCTTGAGAATAATCCCTTTCATTGACTAAATAATGGTCATTTAAAGTATTGATATTACTGTGGCCAGAGAACGCTGCCACTTTTTTAATATCACCATTAACGCTGTAAGAAAAGTTTGTTGCAGTATTGCGTAAACTATGCGGAGTTATCTTTCTTTCTTTGGGAATGCCCATAACTCTACATACGCGATTCCACATATCCTGTATTGAATCAACTGTTAACTTATGAAATAAAAGCTCATGTTCCCCATACTCTTGCTTTAACAGCAACAACTCTTCATAAAAAGCAGTGGAAATCCCAACTGGCCTAGCCTTTTTTTGCTTAGTTTTTTTAAAGGTGACGAGATAGCATTGGTGCTTTTCTGAATAAGTAATATCATCCCACCCAACTCTAAGCACCTCTGATTTACGCCCACCAGTACGTGCACTAAACAAAATAAACATCTTTTTCATTAATCTGTTCTGACGCTCAGTAACATAAGCTGCCTCAGCAAACTCATCAGCTTCCGATATTCCTTCAAAAGACCCTGCTGGGTTCTTTTCTGTTGGAAGAGGTCTAAAATTAAATACAGATGAATCACACTCATGTTCAGATTCAAGGTACTTAATCATACTTTTCAGTGCGGCAATCTTATTGTTAATTGTTGAATTGGAGTTACTTTTATTTTTAGCCAAATGGGTTCGATAATCATACAGGTCACTCTTCTTAATCGCCAGGTCACTCTCAGTTAAATATTCAATATCCTTGGCAGCATAGTGGTTGAAAAACTCTCTTATATGCCTCTCATACGTGGCTCTAGTATTAGACTTTTCAATTTCTCCAGTTTCTCGATCCCTGTTTCTTAAATCTAATTCATCAAACCACCTATTTATGTTGTTGTATATTGAATAATCCCTTAGTGTTGACGCTTTCTTTTGAGCTTCCATAATGACACCTCATATCATTTTTTTCATTAAGTATTGATCAAATTCTTTCCACGCAACAATCCATTCAGTTTCACCTTGAATATTACTCAGCAGCATTATATTGGCGTTACAGATTTCCATTTGCTTTAACATGTCGTATTCTTTAAGAGCGTTAATTAAGATGCCCGTATTCATTTTATCACACCTAATTTATTTTTATTCTATAATAAAATTCAGTTTAGGACATTTACCCTCTCATCCTTGCAGACGTTTATAATTGGCATCCCCGTCAGTTCCTCATACAACTCCTCTTCGAACCCAACCCATTCATCACTTGTCGCTTCTCTTCGTAAGAACTCATTATAAGCAACTGCTATCTCAGGCTGCTCTAGAAACTTCAAAACGATCATATGCTTTTTCCAAACTTTAGTCTTGTTTTCTTCTGTATAATATTTATTATTCATTTTATTTTTACTCCTTAAATGCATTTTATAGAATTCTTTTGTTCTTTAATGAGGTTATATTCTTTATGATTTTTTCTCATTGTAGTTACATTATTAGGTGTAAACACATCTGGATCCTCTAGGTGGAGATTGACTCGTGTGAAGTTCTTTAGTTGTTTTATGTATTGATATTGTCTTAATGATGTAATCTTCAACTCTTCCTTTTGAGTGGCACTGGTTGTTTCCATTATTTCATCTCCCAACAACGTTCATCTTGTAACTTCATTATATATGTTGCTAGAATAATATGCAATAATTTATTTTATTTTTATTCACGACAAATAACACATCCCCTATGTATGTGTTAAAATGTCTGCTGATTTGTCTTTAATCCTCATTAGGATACCTTTGCTTTATATTTTGATCTAATCATTTCTGCTTCATTTTCAAGATGATTGTCTTCCTGGGAAATTACAAGATTAATAGCCGCCATTTCTTCGTAACCTTTGGCCATATCCTCATAAGAAAGTGATTGTCCGAAATGCTTTTTCATTTTAATTCCTCCATGTTCTTGTTTTTTATATTATGAATTTCTGGAACATTCTCTTAAAATTAGAAAAGACGCCTGATCCAGTGGATCAAACGTCTAACCATTGATTATGTAGTATCGTTGTTGTGAATTTTTAAGCCCCACGAATGATGCTTGCTACACTAATTTCATCGTTTGGAGCTGCAGTGTTTACTGATTTTTGTCCTGCAACAAATGATAATGCCAGAGCCGCAATAATAGCTACACCTAAAATCGTTTTTTTCAACAACCTCACCCCCTTTCAATTGCATCGCTCTAAATTGAAATAAGACTTAACAGTTCTATGTCCGCGCCCATTTTTTTAAGTTCAATCAAGGGCAGTTGAACTGAATATTTGTCATCTGATTTTTTGAAACAGCGTATAGATTTATAAAAATCAGATTTATCTACAGATATTAAACCTCTATAATAAAAATAAAATCCCATCTCATTCTCATCTTGTTCTCTTATTGATAACTCATTTAAAATATCATTTGCTTTATCAACTTCACCTTTTCGTATATAATGGTATGCCCTCAATTGCAAGTATTTAGTATTCTGTGATTCATAATTCACCCAAAAATTCTCTTTGTCCCAAAAGCTTGCAAGAAAACATAATGCTCCTTCTAACATCTCTTTGTGAATTGTGTTACTTGCATACTTAGCACCATTAATATAAGACCGCTTAGCCTCTTCAAAATTTTCGAATATAAAAGAATTTCCGATTGTTAAATATGCAAAAAAACAAATCCTGTCCACGTTTGTAGTTTCAGTGGCATATAAACAATATTTTCTTGCTTCAATTAAATTGTTCTCATTGAAGCTTATATTAGCTTTCAACAAGCTTACTCTGGAGGTGTACAAGCCTTTTATGTAAGCGTCTGATATTTCTTGAAAATCCAGCAATTTTGCTGTACTTTTCATTAATCCAAATTCACCGATTTTAAGGTATTCATACATTAACATTGCATTTGAGAAGAATATCATTTCTGCTGTTTTGCATTTTCCAGTTTCCCTGATTGCTTCAGTTAAGGATATCTTGTTTTCTGTTAACTTTCTATGTATATTATAGGTCTTACCCCATTCTTTGCTTGTCGCATTTTTTGAATTGCATAAATTTAAAATTATTTTATCAGTTAATGCATTCCACTGATTTAAATCTGCATATTCAACAGATTGTCTAGCACATTTCTTATTGGGATCCAATGACAAGAAATAATCACTCAAAAGTTGCTTTTCATTATCAGGAAACAAGCTTTTAACAATATTAATTAAACCGCCTAAGTTGTCCATTTCTTTCTCTGGGGTGTTGATGAATTTGTAAAAGCCATTAACCTTTTCGTACCCTGCTATTTTTGAGAGTTTCGCTGCGAGCTGGTTGTCTTTTTCACATTCATTCTTAATCATCTGCTTAAGGTTCATTGGTTACTCCACCCCTTCCCAACTAATGTTCCCTTGTTTATAATATACATTAGAGTTGTCAGAATTACAAGTATTTATTTTATTTTTATTCTAATTATTTTTTAAGGAATCCTTCTCTGTTTAAAATTCGTATTTTATAAAGACACAATTTTTCTTCACAACTGTGTCTTTTATTATTGTAATTTTATTTAGCTAAGGCTTCTTCTAATTTAATATCTAAATCTGTATTTTGATTAAGATTAGTAATAGCAATAACCTTTCCAACGGAGGTCATTCTAAACTCAGGAAGAGTAGTTCTGTCCCATATTTCATTTACTTTACGGATACTTTCATATCTGCTTATAGCCAAACTTATTTCATTTTCTGATTTAAGATGGTTTTTATAAAAATCAATAATCTTACTTTGATGCTGAATAAACACTGAACCCAAAATTTCAATTTTATCTAATAAATGAAAAAATCCCTGAACATTGAACTTATATAAATTATTTTCGTCTGAAAGAGGCGTAACCATTTCTTTTAGGATATTTGAATCTAGATAAGGAAATGTCTTAAGATAGTGCTCAAGATCAAAACCAGCTTGAAATATCCCACCGTATGCCATGTGAATCAAATAAGAAAAATGCTCATTTTGACCTTTTGTTAAGTTCTCGCATTTACAATACTCTAAATGCATCATCTGGTTTAATGAAGGGATTTTTTTTGGCAGAAACGGCACTGCATATTTATTTAACAAACAATTTAATTCTCCTATTGTTTGGCACGGAAAAGTTACTTCAGATAAAAGGAAGTGCAGACTTAGTAAATTAATGTGTTCAGTATTTAGCTTAGAAGAAACTTCTATTGCTTCATTGAGAACTACCTGTTTAAACGATCTATCCTTTTCTTTAGTCCGTTCAACTAATAATTCTTTTAACATCTGGTATAGATATTTTTCGCCAGACCTTACAAAATCCCTTTGTGCTACATAAATTATATATTGCAAGTCAGGATCAGAAAACCGATTAGGTAAATTGGGATTCTTAGAAAATTGTTCTAGAAAACCTTCAATTAAAGTATTTGCTCTTTCTGTAGCAATCTTATTAGCTTCTTGAGAAAGCTTATAAAAATTTTCTTTGAAAATATCGTTACATATTTGTTTTGCATCTCCATATGATAGCCCCGTTACATGTACAGTCTCTCCTTGGATATTGACGGAGTGATCTCCTCCACTTTGCGAGCAAGTCTTTTTCATCTATTTATCACCCTTGTTTTTAAAATCATTTATTTCTACATTACACCCTTGAATATTAACTGAATTGTCCCCGCCTTGTTGATTATATTTTGTATCATGAATGTCTTCCTTTTTTGTTTTCTTCCACTTTAAGCATATCCAACCTACAATAGGTAGACCGACACCGCTAAAAATCCACTGAATATTATTATATAAAAAGTCAATCAAAATCTAACCTTCCTTTCTTGAATACGAGTTAATTTCATCCGTTCACAAGGTATTCCATTCAACATATTCAAATCGCTGCTGATAAAGGTCTTCCAGGATTGTGGCCCATTCAATCCATCCATCCGCAACAATGCTTTTTTTCTCTCCATCCTCAATCCATTCAATCCAGTACACCTGAACACTCCTCACCTAGTAATAACTTCAATTTGCCTTATGGCAGAAGTGGCTTTAAACTCCGTATGTAGCTCATTTGCGATCACTAAAGCTTCTGACATTGTAGTGAACTTAGAAGCGCCATGAAGCCCCTTAGATGTCTTATAACCACTTCCATCTAATTTAAATGACTTGAAGTAATCATCATTTTCAAATTGAATAACAAAAAAGTTATCGATAACCGGCATAGCTAACTCCTCTTCAGCAGACCAGCAATTTTTATGGCCAGTGGCAGCAATCCAATCAGTATGTAAAACACCATGATATTTATTTTATTTTTAAAGAACAGTTCAATCAAATTCTGCTCCATACCTGGTGAAAATGAATCAATCAGTTCCTGCTTAAACTCTTCATCATAAACCTGATCAACAAATAAGGCCTTAAATCCTGTCAGAAAGCCTACACCAAGCCAGACTATTAAGAAATATGCTATTCCAATCAAATTAAAGCCCTCCTTATATACATCGTCTGGTATTATAGTAGTGTTAAATACTTTGTGTAGGTGAAATTTAATGGAAAAGAAAGATTTTGAGACGAATGGCTACGATGTAACAGTTGTGTATGATTATAAGGAGTATCCCGATGTTAAATATGGACGCTGTGACAACTGTGATTACGCTTTGTTCAAGAGTTCAGTGAAAAGTGGTGTGTTTTTACGTGAGTGTCGTAGGTGTGGTATGAAGAAGAGCATTTAGTTTAATGCTCTTTTTATTTCACTGGATCCATGTAGCTTACATATACTTCAATTCCGTCTTCAGTTTTATATTCTGCAATCCTGTCTGGATCAGCTTCAATCTTCTCTATTAGTCGTTTCGCATCCTTGTTCCTCTTTGCAGTATTGGAAACTACAATCCAAGACCAATAATTCCATTCAGAGATGCAAGACTTAATCTTTTCTGGTATCTTATGACCTCTTGTATAAACCTTGATCATTTGCATACTCCCCCTGCTGGTTCATTATTTAATCCAATTTGCTGGTGGAACGCTCAATACTCGATGTTGTCCATCTAAATAAGCATGTTTCCTTTCCCAATCACTTTTCTTCCATGCTTCTTGATTTGTGAATGACGGATCTATTGGCTTTGGATATTCTTCATTCACCCATCCATCTTCAATATGATTTAGTTTGGCTTTGCTACCTTTATCATCGTATTTGTACCAGACAGTTATCATTTTGGCTGCCATAAGTCATCCTCTCCCTCATTGTGCATTTATGATTTTTCACAATTATTTCTTATTGCCAAGCATAAATAATAAGGCACCCTCTGTGCCAATCAATTCATACTTTATTCCATTTTTAGAGGTGGAATGTTTTGTTCCTGTCTCAATTACATTATTAAAATTCAATTCATTTAAAATTAACCGTTCCTTATCTTCATCAGAAAGTTTTGAATCTGCTACACTACTTAATGCTTTCATTATTTCTTGGTATTGCCCCAAGGAAATTTCATCCATTTGATTTGAAGGAAGGCCAATAACACCATAAGGAAAAATAATACGGTCTTTACTATCTACAGATGCCGTAATTGTGAAACCATTCCATTTGGCCATATAGACAGATGACCCATCATTAACCTTCTCAATTTTCGAATCATTAATATCAATAACTCCGTTTGAAACTTTGTATATTTTATCTTGAAACTTCTCCTGTGTTAATCCTGAGCTTCTGCCAAACACGAGGTACCCAACAGTAGCGATTACAACAATAGCGATTATCAATCTCTTATGTCTATTGATTACCCTCCAAATATTATTAGTTGTATCTGTAAGCTGGTTCATTAATTCACTCCTTCATATCTGCGTTTTAAACACCTTTTCATGTTCTGATGATTGTTTTTCGTCCACAGTTGTCTTAGTTCCACATAAAAGAATGATTTTAACTTAATTGTTTTACTCGTTTAAGTATCCTTTTTCCGTTTCAGATCTTATTCCGCCCCACTCAGATGACCAAAGTGTAAATGTTTTGCTGTTTGTTAGTTTAACGAAAATCGGGTAGGAATCAACGGGCTCTATTCTTGCCTTTTGTCCCAACATCTCTGAGTAGACTTCTTCAAAATCTTGCTTACTTGACCAGGAAGGCATTTTTATGTATGCATATTCCACCACATCACCTAAAATATCCTTCATTTCTTTAGTTAGAATAATTGTGTCATTGATTAGTTGCATATTGCACCTCTATCTAGGTTAAAGATTTTTTATTCATTGACACCATTTTCATATTCAAGGTTGTATGTTGCTATTTCGTGTACTCCTATATCCCCTGCAAAGTTTCCATCCTCATATTCCTGTTGCAAATAAACCGCTTTATCTTTTTCGAAGATTTCTCTTGCTTCAACTAATTCAGTTACAGCTTGTGACCCCATTCGATCTGTTACAGTAAAAACTAAGCACCGTTTTAACTCGGTACCGTCTTTAAGGACTACGTCTGCTATGACGTACCCATTTGGCTTTAGCTCGCCAATTTCATTACGTCTTTTATCGATTGCCTCTTGGAGAACAGCTGAAACAGTATTATTATCGGACTTGCTTAAAGCCATTTCTAATTCTTGAATTTCCTCAAGTAACACTTGAATTTCCTCTCTCATTTTCATCACTCCCTTTGTTGTAAAGTGCAATTTTATACTGTTCCTCAAAGTGTCTCGCAATTATTCCACTTTCAACAAGATTGCTTTTTGATTTCTAAACTTTGTCAATTCAATATTTTTTTGAAGACCCTGATCCAATAAGAACTGATACATTTTTTCTGTTTGATTATCCTTTTCTTCGTTAGGCATTCCCCGGAAAGCCATATTACCGGCTGTATAATAGAGGCAGTAATCGTCGTCAAACGTCTTGGCAAAAGTAAAACCCGCAGAAATATTGCTTAGTCCTTTTACTCTGCTTTTAGAGCTCTCAGATTTTTTAAAGCTACCTTGTAATAAGATTCGCTGAACTTTTGTTTTTAAAGAAGTCGGCAACATCTCTTTTCTCCTATTCTTTATGAAAGTACGATTTTATTTAAACATTGCATTTATTGTATTCGTCAAAATCCGGAAAGATAAGCCAGTCATTTGTCATCAGTTCATCCACTTTTTGCAAAAATTCTTTTGATTTGGCCTTCAATTTAAAATTGCCGTCTCCTCCATAAAATTCGCTCAAGCCTTCATAACCGCCTGATTTATAGTCTGATATAAAACATCTCCCATCAAAATTCTTATTTTTTCCTACCTTTTCTGAATCTATAATTGCACGAGTTTCTTCCTCTATTGCTTCAAAATTGTACCTCTTCGCAATCCGGTTTGTCTCTGTCAACCTGGAGATGATTTCATCTGACCAGTTACCCCTTACATCTCTTAGAAGTGCTTCCATTAAGATGATTTCTTCTTGTTTTATCATGGTCTTTCCTCCTCTAATTAAGTTTGTATTCCTACTCCATAACCTTCCCTTTAAGTACAACCTCACTTGCTGTCCAAGTGATCTCATTAACTCCATTCTCATCCATCACGGTTTTCGCTTTACTTTCCGCACTCATTTTTAAGTCTTCTAAACTTTCGGCTTTAATTATATCGGATAAAAGCATATAGTCCTGATCGTAGAACTTTACTGAATAATCCTTCATGTTTTCTCTCCCCTTTTCCCTGTGAAATATACTGCTTTTAAAAAGTCGCCTGTAATTCTTCCTCCATTCATGTATAAGTTGCAGGCCTTTGTAAGTTCTGAGTTAGTTTATTCTCTAGTTTCACTTGATTCTTTCAACGAATCTTGATGCTATCTCCCTGTAAATTACTTCACTAATCATATGTAGTTGAGTGATATTCGAATTAAAAGTATCATGTAAATTTCTAACCTTCCCTTGCTCTAAGACACCAGATTCCCGCCACTGTTTTAATTCATTAAAGCAATCTGCCAGAAAGGCATCCGTTTGCTCTTTTAAATGTTGTTCTAAATTATTCATTCTCTTCACTCTCTTTTCCATTGTTTTTTATTGTTTCCTTAACTTGTAACTTTAGTATATCATGATCCCTAAAACGGATCAACGCTTTTTTCTATTATTTTCATCTTTTTTAAATTCCATCAGTTCATTAATTGTGACGTCAAAATAGGAGCACACTTTTTCAATTAGATCTGTTGGAACCCGCTTTATTTCACCCAGCCACATCAACCGAACACTTTTATAATCGTGTTCGAGAATCCTAGATAGTTCCCTTATACCGCTTATTCCTTTTTCTTCAGCTAGTTGCTTTAATTTGAATTCAATCATTTCAGAATCTCCCTTTATATTTTAATGAGGAATGTTTAAGACGACACACTAGAAACATTTAAGCATTTTGATCCCTTTTGTATGTCAGCAGCTCATGCAACTCGATATTTAAATAGGTACAGACTTTATCCAACAGATCCCTTGGGTACCGCTCCATTTCATCGTGATAAAGCTTCCTAACTGTGTTAAAACCATGATCAATATCATTGGACAGCTTTCGAATACTGATATTCCTTTCGTCTAATATCGGCTTTAAATTTGATTTAATCAATTTAACTACCCCACATTCATTATGTATGATCACTTTAAATTATCATTATATCCATAAAAAAGGTCAAGGATATACCTTGACTATGTATTAAACTTACCAATCATCATCCGGCTCATCATGTTCGAATCCATAAAAGCCTTTAATCCAGACGTCACCACAGCCGGTTCCTTTTGTGATACTTAAGTAATGATTCCTGTTTGCATCACCATTCACCTTATCCTCTGCGCTCAAGTTCAAATGATTTCCCGTGAAATTCTTTTCACTTAGAGTAAAATCATAACCTGCCAGTGTAATTCTTTGGAGTTTAAAATTTAATGTACAACCTTCAGCATTGTAAATGGTGAACCTGTATCCCAATTTAGTTGGCCAATACTCGAGATTGGTGTCATCAGCCATGAAAAAGCCCGTTTCATTCTCAGTCATTTTAAAGCTGACCTTATGTTCATCTTTTGTAATCTTGGCCAAAGTACTTCCGCTACTCAAACACCAAGTTAAAGACACTGCAACAATACTCAAACCCAACTTTTTCATATCCACTCCCCCTCTTCCCAAATTATACAACATTTGAGATTAAAGTAGAGCGAACAGGCACACAGATTCTTCATTTTTCTGTATCAACTATGATATAGCTAGATATTCATAAATCTATGAGTATCTACATGTATTTATAATGATATTAAACCTTTATAGAGAACAAAAATATTTATTTAATTCATTTTTAAGAACGTTTCTTCCATTTTTATGATATAATCATCACTGCTTATAGGCAGCCTTACTGCTTATTCGCTATATGGTATAGGAAAGAGGTTCTTTTAATGAACGTAAAGCATTCTAATTGTTTCTTTGTTATCAGGCTGTTTGCTGCTCTTTGTGTGTTGGTTGGCCATGCTACAAGAGATTTAAACATTTCTGTCTTTGGTTATACCCCAGAGAGTAAAGCATCGTTTCACACCGGCATATCAATCTTCTTTTTTCTAAGTGCATTTTTTCTTTTCACTTCTTATGAGAGATCCAGGCTTAAAGGAAATAATGTAACCGATTTTTATTGGAGCCGAATCATTAGAATTGCCCCTGCTATATACACCTATGCTCTTGCCTCCACTGTACTGCTAATTGTTCTAGGAGCTCTTTCATTAACAGTATTCACTACAAAAGATTACTGGATATGGCTTCTGAGCAATCTTGTGCTATACCCTCAATACTTCCCTGACATATTTCATCACATTGGCACAGGTCGCCTTAACGATTCACTTTGGACAATTCCTGTTCAAATTAGCTTTTACCTGGTGTTACCCGCTATTTATTGGTTTTATAAACGTTTCGGATTCAAAAAAATGATTCTTTGCTCTTTTGCTGTTGCCGCCTTCAGTGTGTTAGCTTCTTTCATAGTTTTAAAGTGTGCGCCGGCCAGTGTCTTCGGTAACCTGTACTTACATTCTTTCCTGCCGCAGATGTTTTATTTCACTTTGGGCATCTTCTGGGCTAAAGCATGGAGCAAGTCACCGCGGCATATTGTTTTATTCTTATCTTCAGTAATTTTATTTTTATTCTTTAAAATTGACTTTTTACATCTCAGCGCAATAAACAGTACACTATGGAGCTTTTTATGGTTCGTACCCCTGAGCTATGCACTCGTCTGGTTCGGTTACAATGGGCCGAAGATATTTTGGCAGCTGAACCGGTTAGATGATATCAGTATGGGGATTTTCATATGGCACATGGTGATTATCAACATCTTCTTATACACTGGAATTAATAAAACATTGTCTGATTACCCGCTGATCATAGCCCTAATTGCTGTTACTGCTGCATCCGCATTTCTTTCATATAGATTAGTTGAAAGGCCAGCATTAAAATTACGCAAAAACAGTGAAAACAATTTGAGCAATAAAACAATAAAAGCAAGTTAAAGGCTGTTTTACTTAGACAGCCTCTCCCCCTTATAGGATATTTAAAAATATAGCTCTCTATACCTTCTCAATATGTAATCATTTATTTCATACTGCCACTCTACCTTAATTGAATAGCCTTTTATTTTGACGGGTTTATTCCACAGTAGCGACTCTCCAAACTTATCCTCTATCTTTCCTCCTTTCTCTAAACCATGATGGTTAAAGAAATTTAGAGTGCAACAATCATAATTGTCTTTGGTGTATCCAGAATCTACTTTCACCCAGTTTTCTGCTAATTCATAAAGCCATGCAGGAGCACTTAGATCAATATCAAACAATCTTTTTGCACAGGTAGATCCATAAGGCTTTCCATCAATTTCAAACACTTTTTTATGCTTCTTGCCACAAGCAGTGCAGTTTTCGTTTCCTAAATAAACTTTGAACATTTGTCCTCATCACCCCATTATTTTGATACCTTATGCTAGTGTAGCTAAATTAATAATGGCTGCCTATTTATTAATTACATTCAAGTTAAAATGGTGTTTTTATTTAAAATAGGCTTTGGAATACTAACGTTTCATCCAATAACTTTGATATTTTCGCTTTCACATGATGGACAGTCTTCATCAAAGTCATCGCCATTCCATTTATACCCGCATTCTTCACACTTGATTAGCAGCTCATCCATTTTATCTCCCCTTTTCATTCTGTTTCGTAAACAATAGATGACTTTTCATTTTCTTTTACCGTCTGTGCCACAACAAAGCCTGTATTATTAAAAATTTCTCTATAATCTTTAGGATTATGAATGACATAATGCTTAAACCCAAGTTTGTTTGCTCTCTCATTTGCAAGATTGATTGCAAAATCTTTGCTATATCCCATTACAACCCTTTTTTCATTTCTTGTAATTGATTGTATACTTGCTCTAATTCATCATCGTATAGCTGAAACTCTTTAACATCTTCTTCTGACTGTTTCACCTTAAAATCAATAGTAATCTCTCCATTGGGATCAGGGTTGTTTATCTTATAAGAAACTTCCGCTCCATCATCGTAGTCAAATTTAATCCATCTCTTCATGTTAATCACCTTTCTTTAAATACATGTTTTATTTCTTTATTTAATCTTAGCTTCTATTTGTACAAACTCTCCCAGTGGCTCAGCACATGCTACTTCGTACATGCAGTCGTCATATGTATTGAGTAGAACTTGTGTTTCCTCTGTTATTTCCCCTTTGTCTATCAACTCTTGCAATGAATCAATCAATTGTTTAACCTTCATGGCTATTGTATTTCCCCTCTCTTTAGCTACTCAGTTGGCCTAATTAATCGTTCAATCCCTTTTACATAATCAAAAAAGTCGTCTTGATCGTCAAGAATGTCGAACATGTCATGTTCGCCTGTAAAAAGCCATTGTGGATTCTCACCATTTGTTTGAATCTCCATAATAAAGGTGGTATCGCCTTCTACAATATCTTCATCTTCTTCGATCTCATAATGATACTCAATCAATTTTTTTAAAGCTTGACTATCTTTTATTTCTTTTGAATAAAATGTTAACCCCTGATCTTCGTACTCTTTTAATTTAAAGCCATTATCCAGTAAAAATTGAAGGACGTTTTCATTTAAAGTTGTCATAATTATTCCATCTCCCATTCAAGAATTTAAAAATACTAACAACCTCCTGCATAAGCAGGAACGCTCAGGGCTTAATGCGGTTTATTCTCCCCCTGAGGAGCTAGATAACACGGGCAAGTCTTTCACGGTATAATTCGGCTGTAACTCGACTATCTTCTATATCAAACAAAATCGTTCTCTTATCTTTTCCCATTGCTTCTGCTAGAGTCTCTATTTCATTTTGAGAAAAACTATTTAAAGTGTCCTGTCTATTCTTTGTTATATACTCTGAAACTTCTATTAGGGTCCCTTCGAACATCACTTCGCCGAATTTAGATACTGTACAAATATTTTGGTTTCTTTTAAAGATTGTGTATCCGTTAATCTCTTCTTTTTGATTGTTGCTGATTTCTTTAATTTGATGAACTAATGTTTTCATTTCTCGTTCCCTCATTTCAATTTTTTCTATACTTTTATTATATATTGACTACTTTAAATAGTCAAATGTTTTTTGGCAGGTATTTGCTTATTTGGAATGTCATGAAACCGCTGTTTGTTTTATTCAATCTTTTTTTATATCCATCGGTGCACCTGGATACACCCCACACCAATAGCAAATTTCCTTAACTTTTCTAGATTCTTCTTCATTGACTCCGATTACATATAAAAAGTTTTGCTTTATTTCCAACATCGAATAGTGAGTAGCACTATTATCAAAATCACGGTGTCCAGCAGTCTTGTTAATTGGCTTTACTTTGTCATCAACTTTTAAATTCATTGAGCTCTCTCACCTCTTCGCTTTAGTATTGGCTAACAAGCCCCTGTGAAATATTGTTTTATTCCGATTTCAATGCATTCACAAGCTTTTCTTTACAATCATCACATACATTTACAATACTTCTTGCATACGGCACGTATACGCTGTATACGCCCTTTATTCTTCTGTGTCCACATCCATCGCAATAATCGTTTTCTTCTGATTTATAGACATTGATTTTCTCTCTATCCAAACTACACACGCCCGTCCTATCTGATTTTATGATATTTAAAGATGTTGTCGATACTATGTAAGACCGAACAATCTAAGTCTTTCATATCCTTAGCCTGACCAGTTCTTGAAATTGTTCCAATCTCAATATTTCTCGTTATCTTTTGTCACTGCGTACCCTCCGTTATTTGGCATGTATCTCATACTGATTAATGCATCGAAAGTTGTATTGATAACTGCCGTCACACTGTTTGTATTGTATGACCTATACGGCATGTTCCCATGTTCATTTATCGAAAATTCGTACATTTTAATGTCCTTATCGAATGCTAGTTTGAAATTTTTGAATCTGTCGTCGACCTCTAACGCTTCGAGTATATCTCCAACTAGATTCTTATCACTCTGTATATGGTCTATACGGCATCTATAATTTCCGTCAAAATCAAATAGACTTACAGTCGATCTATTTCCTTTTCCTGTGTACGGATGCAATTTCAATAAATCAGTTATGATCACTTTAACTTTTCCGTCTTTTCTATCCCATAAATCGATTGTTCCTTCTTTCATCACAGCACCCTCCTATATGTTTAAAATTGTTGTTTTATTCAGAAATAATTTCATGCACCCTTCTTAATTGATCCAGAGTTAAATCAGCCGTCGACCACCTATCAAAGACCGATCGTATATCAAACATTAACTTTTTCTTCTCTTCCTTATCAATAATCTCTTGTTTTGATAAATAAAGCTCCCAGTCAGGACTATATTCTGTCACTTCTCTCATATCTTCCAAAGAAAATTTGAACATGCGTCTTGTTTCTGTCTCTCCCGTATTTCCAACATAGAAATATTTCCTTCCCTTTTTTAACACAACTTTCTCTAGAATATCTTTTCTTCCATATCGTGCGGCATTATTGATTGGTTTAAGATATACTGTTGAGCCAACCTTTATTAATTGACTTTTATCCAAATTAATTCTCTCCATTCTGTTTAAAATATGCATTTTATTTTATTTTCATCCTTGAAATATGCATGCTCCGCTGTTGTTTTAACTTGATTTAAGTATAGCATGACCATTTTAAATAATCAATACTAATTTTATTTTTATTCTAAAAGTGCGTATTTTATTATGATGTAAGCATGAGAAGCTTCGATGTATCCAGGATATAATAAGAAGCGTTATTTACCGTTTCACTGTAAGATTGCGCACCCTCAAAATCATTAATTACGTCTTTTTCTTCTGCCGTCATATCCTGATATTTTACCTTGCCATACGAAGGAGGAAGCCAGTTTTTCTTTTGGCTGCCAAAGATATTAAATTTCTTTAGAATTTCCATATCTTTGAACTCGATGTGACATGTCCCTTTTTTATAAAAAGTTACATAGAAGAACTTTAACTCTATTTTTTTCGTCTCCCCATAATGCTCAGCTAAATTTAAAGTTTCAACAATATTTATGTCTTCTGTCAATCCATTGTCAAGATAATTGAAAACTTTTTCGATATCTTTCAACTTTTCTAAGACCTTATAGTCTGTTGGATTATACCGACCATCTAGCCAGCTATACACGTTCAATGGAATAATTATTTTTTTATTAATTTTATATGATTTATTTGTTTTCCACCCATTATATAAGTGCACATTTTTTGATGATTCATCATAGTAATGCTTGTGGCTAAATTCTTCAAAAAGGTTAAGTATTGTATCTTCTACGCCCTGCGTCATCTCTTTACTCATCTGAATTCTTAATGTATAGATATTGAACAAAGAAAAATCATAATCTTTTAATTCCTCAACGTGCTGCAAATACTTTTGTTTCAGATTGCTTGTGAAGAGCCCCATAAATTGATCATTGTTAAATAACGTATTCCAATACTTCGCCCTAATTTGTTTTATATATGCATTCTCTATGTCATTTTCTTCGGTATTCTTATCAATTTGCAGCTTCAATATTGGAGTACTGTCATCATTGAAACTATGCAGCATTAATGGTTTCAAACTGTTGTATTCATTGATTAATTTTAAACCCGCTTTGATTTCATAATTGAATTGTTCTACAATCCCTTTTATAAAGTCTGCATTCACCAACTGTGTTGCTTTATAATCCTCATTAATTCTATGAAACTCATCTTTTTTCAATTCTTCTATTAGAACGCTGTTATATTCTTGCTTTTCAATGCATATGTATATTAGTGCCGTTTCAACTTCTGTGCTTCGCTCTGAACCCTGGAAACCGTTATGAATGTATTCGACTTCTGCATTTATTTCTTCTAGTTTACGTATGAGAAATTTTCTGTCATTTGAATACGGATTTTTTAATGTTTCGGCGTTCAATAAGCAAACAATCTGGCCGGATCTTTGTTGCTTCTCAATTAACTCAATCGCCTTTAATAAGTGTTTAGCACCGTTGCTAAAAGGTGGATTCATAAAAATCAAATCGTACCTCTTGTATGTGTTAAAGGTCAGAAAATCGTCTGCTATCACTCTATAACTTTTCCCCTTAAGGATGTGCCGTAAGGTTTCATCTTGTTCAATTGTATCCACATCATATTTCGTATTCCTTCTATAGTTCCTAGTATTTTTAAATTGAGTGTAAATGGCTTCTACTAAGTTTCCTTTGCCTGCTGAGGGCTCCAGAACGGAGTTAATGTACTTCCATTCTACTTTAGATGTCATTTTTCGGATTAACTGTGGTGGTGTCGGATAAAAATCCGGATTATCTTTAAACATTTTGAGCTCCCCTTTTTAGGGAATGAGATGTTTTCCCATCCCCTCATTAGTTTATAGATTAGGCTTATAAGTGTTGATTATTGGTTTGAAGCTTTTTTTATTTAAATAACCTAAAACCTCATCGAATTGTCTTTTGTCGCAAGAGTGGTACTTACTATGAATTATTTTCATTCCATCTGGTTTAACCTCTACATTATTCAATACTGTTTCGGGCAGCGAGTGCCACCCTTTGAACATCAATAATTCTGAATAGAAGTGACGAAAATATAATTTTCTTTTACTTTCAGGCCGGTATGTCAACTTGACTGCATTATCATATTGGGCATATTTAGTTGGCCGGTAACTGTCATATGTTATTCTTTCAGTAATTAAAGATCCAAGATCAGATATGTGAAACAGAGTATATTTTTCACCTTTTTCAAGATCAGCATTTTTAAATTGTTCTTGAATACTGTCAACTTCATGGAGAATTCTGTATAAAGCAGTTTTTAATTTTTCTGCATCTGCTTGTTGGATAACATTTTTACTTAAATTTAAATTATTCAATTTCAATTTTTCTTTGAGTGAAGTTTTATATTTGTCCCAGTCTTCATTGTTCCAGGTTGCAAATATATTTAATTCTTCAATGACTGAGCTAGAAAGATCTTCTATTTTTCTCGCTTGATATTTTAACTCCTGCAATTCTTCTTTTAACGCTTGCTTATGAGAAATTGACTTTTCAATTTTGGCATTATCCACTAAGCCAACATATCTCGCATAAGAATGGCCTTGAGCGTCTATAATAAATTGCAATTTCCCATCATAGTACACTCCTACGCCATATAAATTCCATTTGACTGTGTTCTTTTCAAGATCGTCCATATTGTAATAATCAATCATTGAGTTGATTCTGTTGTCTTCCGTAAAACTTCCACCGGTTTCCGCAAGAAAATCAAAATCATTTAAAAGCAAGTTAGAAAAGTTGTTTAAAGCTTCTTCAGTATTGAAATGTACTTCTTTTGTAATTTTCACATTTTCAAGTCTGTAGTCACCTTTAGCAACCTCGTCTTTGTATTGATCAAGTGTTTGATTTTTGTTTAAGTTGGCAAACTGTGCATCAATAACAAAATACTCCTGATCTTCATTCAGTTGTTTTACTACAATGCTGCTATAGATATTTTCGACTTGCTTCTTTTCTTCTTGTTGCTGTCTCTTGTATTCAGCATTTTTGAGCTCTTGCTCTTTTAAATATTCCTGAAGTTCTTTTTCTTTTCTCGCTTTCTCGGCTCTTTCGAATTCTTCCATCTTTGAATCAAACAGTGTCATATCTTCTTTAATTTCTTCTGTTTGTTCTGTCACTGTGTATTCCCAATCTAATGAAACACGACCATAGAAATTGTAACTGCCTGCGTAATCAGTGTATGGATCTGCTGGGCTGTAGCAATGGCGATAATTGTTTAAAAGACTGTTGCAATAATCATAAATCGCAGTCAAATAAGTTGAGCCTTTTTCATAAGGGCTTGCTTTGATTTTGATGTTAATAGTGCTATGTAAATAGCTTCCCCCAGTAGTAACAGAGAATTTGCATTGTGGGAAACGTTGTCTTATATGCTTTCTTATTTCCTTTGCCATTTCTTTTACTTCTTGTTCCTTATTTACTTCTAATTCACTCCATTGTGTTGCATCCCACAGACTCATATTTACACCCTTAGCTTTCTTTTTGGTTTTTGTGATTGTTTTAGAAGATGAGATTTCTTGTTTAGTGACACCATTAGCGACCTGCATTGATTTTTCTGTCCGTTTGCTCCACCAACATTTTTTGAATCCAGAGTATCGAAAACCGTTTGATTTAAGATGAGTTAAAACCTCTTGTTCTGGTTTACTATCAAAATAAAGTTCAATCCCGTTTAACTCTTCGTTAATTCTTAAAACAGCTGTCATTTTCAACCTCTCCATTCTTTATAATAATTTTATTTTTATTCTAAATGTATGTAATCCTTTGACTTGATTTAATTTTAACATGATCACTTTAAATATTCAATAGTTATTTTATTTTTATTCTAAAAAAGAAAAACATATTATCGAGGTTCAGCTTGCTGAAACGAGACGGCCGTAAAGGCACTTTCTTTACGGACGAATTTATTATTTTTTATTTAATTATTACCCCTCTTCCCCTTTAAGGGACACACCCTTCAAACCCTTGGGACAGTTGACTTTTTTTTGTGATTTATTGCTTTATTTGCAATAAGGATTATAAATCATTATTTAACCAATCAATTAACATTAATCTCATTCTTCTTGATGGAATATAAATTGAAATCGAATCATTATTTCTTATGCTGCTTCTCCATATCCATTGAATCATCTCTGAAAGGGCAAAATAAGTCTCATCAACTTTAATACCCTTAGAGCTAAAGTATTCAACTAATAAGGGATTACAATAACGATTAATAGCATAAACTAGTGTATTTTTATGACTATGTTCATTTGTAGACCGGATATTACATGGTATGAATCCCTTAGTATATCCCTTGCCTGAAAGCCTTGGTTTATAATCAATAAACGTTGTCCACATATTAAAGTTTGATTTAGACTTACATATGTTCTGAAAGTAATTCAGGATATTATTCTGCAGTCGTTTATGTAAAACCCTTTTATTTCTGTACCATCCTTTTGATAAAGAGTACTTTTCTTCACCGATTTTATTAAGATCACCATCATATACATTTATATTGATTTTAATTTTATTCTTAATGTGCTTATCGGCTGCTGAATCATAAGGCACACACTTATATTTTCCCTTATCTTTTTTAATCATATATTTCTCATAAGGAATATTGTTTAAATCATAATAATACTTCTGCAACTGTCCATCGAACAGATATGTTAAGTTGTATACCTCTTTAAACAATTTGAATATGTCAGCAGGGAAGTTCCAAAGTATGACTGAATCATTATGTAATATTAAGTTGTTATTTAATGCAAGCTGTTTCAAGTGTTTAAACTCTCCATCATATTCCCTTTGCATATTCTTTTCTTGTTCCATGTTCCAGATTATTCGATCGTCTTTATTTATTATCCAGTTATTTTTAAATAACATATCCAGGTCATCTGCAGATATGTTTAACTGCTTTACAACCTCTATTGCCTCGTCTAGTATCAAAGTATAATTACCTGAATAGATGAGTTCTTTTGTTGTCTCATTTGCCATCTTAAAGAGTGCGTGTGTAGTTGCTATATTCTTATTATCTGAAAGGTGCTTATGTAACGAATCCAGTTTATAAAATGTTTCTCCGTTTACGCTGTGTATCTTAGGTTCAATAAACTTCTTATCTGGACACGCTTCCTTGATCCTCTTTACCTCATCAAGATAAGGTGTAATAAAAATAAACTTATCGTCTGTAGGTGCTTCATTCATTTTTTGTATCATGTAACTTGTCTTACCTGATCCCATTATAGAATCAATTATTTTAATTTTATTCATAATAAATATAGACTTCCCCCTTTAATATTAAAAATAAAGGAACGGATAAATATTTTACCGCTCCTTCTCATATATGAAATTCAATTGTTGATTCTTTCTTCAAGATCATGAATACGTCTTTCAAGTCCAGAAAATTTCTTATCATTGTATCGGTGGTCACTTTCAATATTCTTGTTAATAATCTTAAGCATGGATACAACCTCTTCAGGCTCATTTTCTTCGATTCGTTTAACCGTTTCTTTAATATCCTTAACGTCCTGCTTAATTGTGTTAATATCCCTGGAAAGTTGCTGTATTGCTTCAAGTATCTTTTCCATTCCGCTCACCTCTAATACGCTTAGTATAGCATGATGTTAGCTAGATTTGTTTACCTTCTTTTGGCGTATACAAAGTAAGCGATCCATAATAAAATGATGATGATACACGTTACTATGAAGATACCTGTAATAAGCGACTGTGTTCCGCTGCTGAAGTAATCTTTGATGAAGAGGAACAATAAGAATAAAACAATAAATGTTATGTTCGTAAACCATAATGAGAATCGTTTCATATTTACAATGTGCTTGTCCATGTTATAATATGGGTAGTAACTAAAGGGGAACTTAATCCCCTTTAGAGGTTTATCGGCGTATACGTTTGCGTTGTCTCTCTGGTCGGAGACGCTTGCGTGTACGCTTTTTCTTTTTGCTTTTCTTATTCTTCATCAGGTTTTGAATCTTCTCAGCTATCGTTAAACAGTTGATGATTAAAACCGTGATAGGAATAAGGAAAGCAATTGTTATACCCACTTTCTCAAGCACTCTTTTCACCTCCTTTCCTATAACTCTATTATATCACATTTCCCCTACAAATTCATTTTATTTTTACTCTAAATATGGATTTTTTTCAATTATTTTGGACTATTATTTATGGGTGTTTATAGGCTGTATAAGGCGTGTATGTGGATTGGATACCAATGATACTATGATTAAATTAAAATTGATTATAGGTGTATTAGAATGCTTCTGATGGTGTTGTTAGTGTGTTATGGGATGGATATATGATGATGTGTGGTGAAGGAATTGGATGGAGATGATTAGGCAAGATGAGGATATGTAATGGTGGATGTAACGAGATGAAGGAATATGATTAAAGTGAATATAAAATAGGTGTGTGTGGATTAGATGAAAATTATATAGGATAGATAACACTTCGATTCATTCCCCTTCGTTATACACACGATTATTTTTAATGAATGGGTATTCACTTTTAAATTGACCGCTTTATTATTTTTTCAAAAATAAATATTGTTTTTCATTTGAAATTGTGTTAGAAGTCTAAATTTATCAGCCAAATCATAAAAACCCTACATAACGTATCTTATATAGGGAATTCAATACCAATATATAGGGGGTATATTAACATCTAAAGGCTAAAAAACAGGAACAAATGTACCCCTAGCACTTCCATTTCCACACCCAACTTATTTTTTCACTTTCCCATTTTTCAGCCTATTTTCACATCGTAATCGCTATCGTAAAAGCCTATAGTATCAATGTTTTTCTACCCCTCATTCTTCCCTTTTTCATCAAATTTTTAACTCAACGTCCACTTTTCCTCTCTCCTGTCTACGTTTTACGATCACAAAACACCTATTATCCCCTTTGACAGCTCTAAAACATTGCTATATCAACTAATTAACCCTTTCCGATCTTCATTCACGATACGCACTTTTTTAGCTCACGATCACTAAGGGGGGTCATAAAAAATCAAAATAAAAAGCCACCTTAGTAGGCAGCTTCCCTTTAAAATTAGCGCTTTAGTCTCTTCAGTGCCTCCATATACGAGGTCTTTTTCGATTCCTTGTTCTCTAGCTTCCTCGGCTTGAATAAATCCTTTCTACGGCGATTCTTCGCTTTATAAACAGTTGTTTCTTTAACTTCAGTGTTTCCATTTTCAATTAAATCATCTAACTGCTTCATCCGTTCATTGATCCAGGTTAACCCGCTAAGAATCGTTATCGCCCTATTACCTTTATCATAATGCCCCTTAAATAAGTCTAAAGGCATCTTGTTATCAAAGACATTAAACAGCTCATTATACGATATATGCTCCGTTAAGAACTCATGAACATCTAGGATAACTCCAGCTCTCATCACATTTGTAAACTCAACAGGAGTAAATATCGAATTGTTCCACGACTTCTGTATATCTTCATGCAGCTTATCAAAATACTTGCCCTCATTTGTAAATTCATTGAGGTTTGTTTGGGCAATAGTCATGATTCCTGGCGTATCAAAAAGCTGATTTAAATCCTTCCTGTCTAGTGTGCTGATCTTGGATCCTCTGTCCGTGTAATTAAGTAAGACTTCAATTAAATCCAGGAACAGCTTGTTTGTCTCCTTGTAAAGCCTACTCTCAGAGATGTTTCCTTCATGTTTACTCAAAACCATTTGATTATCCAAAGGTAAAACACATGTCTCTGGCATAGATAAGTCTTCAAGTAGCTCCAGTGAATTCATCTGGTTAACCAGTACCTCATTGTTGTCAGGAAGGATTGGAACAGCGACTATGGTTTTATGAGCAAGGTATTCGTTTAACAATTCTAATAATATAGGAGCTACCCCTGAACCGGTTCCACCAGCTGCAGAGAAAACAACAAAAATAACTTGTACTGAAGGTTTTTCCATTGTGTTCTTTATAAACTCAATAGAGGACTCCCAGTTATTTTTCATATGTTTCGCTGCTACGTTTCTGTCTTTACCTACTCCTTCTGTCCCTACCAGATGAAGCTTATCTTGAATATTGATCAATGAATTAAGGTCTGAAAGTGAATAATTTATTGCGACAGAATGAAATCCTCTCTTCATCGCTTCATCTGCTACACTTCCACCGGCCTGCCCAATTCCAATAAAGCCAAACATTAAACCCTCTCCCCTTCTAATTGATATCTCAAAGCTTCTTGTCCATATTGAGTAATAAAAACTGTATGCTCTTTACTGTTTTTAACTATATTAATAAACTGCAAGGCCTCTAAACGATCTATGCTCTTTCTAAAGGTAGCATCAGTTAACTGAGTTTTTGCTTGAATGGTTTTCTTCCTAATTGATTTAAACTTTAAATCAGCCCCTTCATCGCTCAATAAGCCTAGAATATACAAATCATTTCGAGTTAAGTTGTCAATTACTGAATCAAAATAAGTATCCATGTGACCCCTCCTTAATATCTTGTGATTTTGAAGTATCTTGGTTGATCTACGATTATTATATTGTTTATTTGTATTTAAATGCAAATATTTTTGTATCTTAATGCAAATAACTACACTCTGCTTGTATGTAAACCAGTCATTTTATAAAATTTATTCAAACAGCAAAAGGATGATTTAAATGGAATATAGGGTTAAAAGTAAGTTGGATTCATTTCTAAGCAGCAAAGGTATCGAAAAAGGCTGGTTAGCAGAGCAAATAAAAGCTGAAAGAGCAAGTATATCTAGATGGTGTAAAAATGACAGCGAGGGATTTGCAACCGTCCTCCCTAGTACATACAATCTTTTATTGATGGCACATATTCTAAATTGTAAAGTTGACGATCTTTTTGAATTAATCGAAATTAAATCCAATTAACTTTGGATTTTTATGTTTACAAGAGTAAAAATAAAATATATAATAAAAACACAACCACATGAAGTGGTCTTTATTTTAATCATTTTAAGAATAAAAATAAAATAGTATGGAGGTGTAAGATGAAAAAGCAGTATTTATTTAGTCATTTAATGGGGTTTATTGAGGGAAAAGTAGTCGATGGGACAGCAACACCCGAAGAAGAACACCTTTATCAGGATTACAAATGGTACGGAAAGATTAAAAAACAAAGCTTTACATATCGAAGTTTAGTAAATCAATATCTTAATAGCGAATATTAAGCACTTTTAGAGTAAAAATAAAATATACGGAGGGGATTGGTTGAAAAGAAAAAAGGATGGATTGTCTAAGCAAGTTCACATATACAGTGTGGACACATCAGCATTTTATAATGACAAAGAAAATTCATTACATAATAGGATTTTGAAGTCTTATAGATACAGAGATTATCTTAAGACATTAGATAGTGTACATAATAGACATAAGAAATACATTTCGCAAAGAATTACATACCTTAAAGAATGCCTCTATTCCGCATTCGATGAACATAATGACATAAGAACACTTCGAACTGACAGTTTAAGAGACAACAAAGTGATTTCATTATTTGATTCAGTGTTAACTCGAACCCTCGGGATTAAAGAAAACACCCTTTCTGAGGAAATCATGGTTGTCCAGACTTATCATTTTGAGGTATTGAAAGACATTATTGATCAAGGATTTTTACATAACAATGAAAAATACGTTTATTTCACGAGTAGCGCCGGTCAAATTCGCACAAAGAAATCATGTTTCATTAAAAAAAGCACCTACGACAAGTATCAGGATGCTTTGACCTGTGGCTTGAGCATTGAAAAGATTAATTCCCTTGGAGGGAGCAGCATTAACAAATGGAATAGCTATATGGCCCTATCAAACAGCGCCAGTAGCCCTTGGGAGATCGATATTGATAAAGCAATTGTTGTCAACGACCTAGAAACGGATGTATCAAGCCTTGTTGACTATATTGACCGAGACACCTACGAAATCACACGAAAAACAATGAACATTCCCATTGAGCATACAGATGGCTGCGGAATGATACTCCCCACTCTAAGTCGTAAAAGCTTCATGGTAAGGCTCCCGTGGGTAAAGGGTTTATTAGTCCCTTTTGATTTTCGTAAATTTGCTGAGGAAAACAAAGCTTTTAAAGTAACTGATATATACGGCAAGGAATGGGACGTAGTGAAAGATGATGTTCAAATTATCTTCACTAAAAGTCAGTTTAAAATGTGGAAGTATTATTCATCGTGGGAAGAATATCAAGGCAATTACAAAAAATATGGATGCTTAGAGGCTAAACTCAACGAAGAAGACCCTTCTGTTGAAGGTAAACTCACTTATCAAATGCTTCAGACACTTACAGATATCTCAGATGAAGAATTAATTCAGATGAGCTCAAAGACTGTAAAAGAGATAACCACATTGGGAACTGATAAAGAGACCATGTTAAGAGTTCTTGGAGCTACGGAGAAAAAGAAACATCGGACAGCTCTTCAGGACGCTTTACTTCTATATCCAGAACTTCTTAACGATGATCACACGAAAGAAATTATTAAAAATAAAAAGAAAAGCATGATTAAAGATGCCAAATCAGGAAAATTGCTTGTGGATGGTGCTCGTTATACATATTTATGTCCTGATCTGTATGCTTTCTGCGAAAAGTTATTTCTGAATATCCAGAATCCAAAAGGACTACTTTCAGGAAATGATGTCCATTGTTCTTTATATGATGAAGGGTATATTGACATCCTCCGCTCCCCTCACCTATTCAGAGAGCATGGTGTTAGGTGGAACAAAAAAGATGAGGAATATGAAAAGTGGTTTATTACCCCAGGTGTTTACACAAGCATTCATGATCCGATATCTAAGTTGCTGCAGTTTGACAATGACGGGGATAAGGCCTTAATTATTTCTGATGAGTTAATCGTCAATATTGCCAAGCGTAATATGGAGAACATCGTTCCTTTGTATTATGAAATGTCAGTAGCACAAAAACAAGAGATTAATAGCAGGAACATATATGAAGCACTAACTCTTGCTTATGGGATCAATATCGGGGAATACAGCAACAACATCACTAAGATATGGAACAGCGACAATATAAATCTGGATGTGATCAAATGGTTATGCATGGAAAATAACTTTACTATCGATTAAATTTATAGTCGCGTCGCATAGCGATATGCGGATGAAAAGTCAGTGAACCTAGAAATCTAGGGTGTACATTCAGCGAAAAGTAGCGATAGGAAATGATCGTCAATGAGTGTGCTAACAGGGGAATTCTAATTAATACATTTTACATTTTTGAACAATGATATTTAAAACAAGGGGGTGACAAAGTGAAGTTTATAAATGAGGATGAGCATAAATATTTGAGTGGGATATATAAGATTGAGCAGATAAGCACCGGCTTAATATATGTGGGGAAAACTAAGATGAAATTTATTAAGCGTTACTGGCATCACACTTGGAAGCTGAAAAACAATTCGCACTGTAATCGACATTTGCAGAATACCTGGAATAAATATGGAGAAAACGATTTCCAATTTCATGTATTGCAAACAGTTGATCCAAACTCAGATATGAACGAATTAGAAACTCACTACATAAATGAACTAGGTGCCTATTTAAATGGCTTTAACATGACCACCGGCGGAGAGGGCAAGAGTAATTGTAAGATGTCTGACTCCACCAAAAGAATTATTGGGGAAAAGAATAGGATTAATAACACCGGAAGAAAGCTTAGTGATGAGACTAAAGCCAAAATGAGTAAAGCGAGAATTGGCAGAAAGCTCTCTCCGCAGCATAAGGAAAAGCTTTTACAATCTAGAATGAATAAAAGGCATTCGCCAGAATCTAGATTAAAGATGCGTCAGTCTCATTTAGGGTCAAAAAATAAATCCTCAAAAATAAATGAAACGAAAGCATACGAGATAAAAGTTCGTTTGATTAATGGAGAAAAGATGTCCGAAGTATCAAAGTCAATGTGTGTTTCCTACCCCATCGTTAAATCAATATTAGAGTGTAAAGTATGGAATCATATTCATGTTACTGGGTGGGACGACTTTATTCTTAAATACAAAAGCAAGAAGAAAAGCACTCTTACTCCAAAAGAAGTATTTCGCATAAGAGAACTTCTTAAAAAAGGGTTATCAGCACCCCATGTTGCAAAAATGTGTAACATAAAACCCAATGTTGTCTATGGAATTAAACAAGGAAGAACCTATAAAAATGTAAAATGAATGTAGAATGTATTATATGAAAACCCTGTGCCAAGCGTTTACATCATGCTGGGAAGCACTTGTAAATGAAGGTGCAACGACCATCCTTTATGGAGTAATAATAAGGTGAAATTCCTTATTATGAAGCGCTGACCATCTGTCTAGCACAGATGATGATATGGTCTATTCCCTAATAAAATATCGGGAAACCGAGGGTATCAAAGTTCGCAAAAACCTTATTCATGCCCACCCGTCCTGATCATGTTGATGAAAAAATTAAAGATTACATAAAAAATAAAGTACCCCACTTCTTCATCAATGCAAAGGATAAAGAAGAACATAGCGTTGAGTTAATTAATGAAAGCACAGTAAATAAGTTAGACTCCATTATCCCTTCTGACCGAATTAATTTCGCAGCAGTAGCAGGAAAATTTGATTATCGTTTCCTGCTCAAGAACAAGGAGATTAAGTTGGACGATGCAATTATTCGTGAATACAAACGATTAGACCAAAACAAGAAATGGCTCATGAATGATGAAGACATCAAGCCTGGACAAAAACTTTATGTCTATAAGGTCATTAAAGACAGGTTATTGAAGATTCATCAAGACGAGCAATATGTTACTGATGTTTTAGTTAAGCACCTATACAAGAAAAAGAGTAAGTTTAAGGCAACTTTGTGGGAGTGTTTCGGTGAAAACATTCTTAAAAACCTAGAAGTCAATTTAAAATCAACCAAAATTTGTTTATCATGCAATAAACTATATAAAACCAAATCAAATAAAAAGAAGTTATGTGACAAATGCTCTAAGGAAAAACTCAGAACCTCTTGGAGGAATAGCAAAAGAAAACAAAGAATGTCCTAGAATAGAAAGTGCCCTGAGCCTTACTCCCCCAAGGGGTACAGCGATTTTACCGGAAAAAGTTTAACGAAAAAAGCGCCTTGAACCCTTGATATGACTGGTCTGAAAGCCCCTTTTGAGATAATCGCCATAAGGGAGAAAGAAAGCTAATTTCCACATATAAGGGTGAGTACGTCTCCCGTTTTTCAAAGAAGCATAAACGTTACCGTAATTATACTTTAACACAAAAATAAACAATATCACTAGGAGGAATTAAAACATGAACAAAACAGAATTTGTTGGAGAAGTTGCAGAAAAATTAGGAGTTACTAAGAAAGAAGCTGCGCCTAAAGTAGAAGCAGTATTTAATGTGATCGTTGAAACACTTACAAAAGGTGAATCAATCAAGATTCCAGGAGTTGGAACGTTTGAAGTTCGTGAACGTGCAGCTCGTAAAGGGAGAAATCCACAATCGGGTGAGGAAATTGATATTCCGGCTACAAAGGCACCTGCATTTAAGGCTGCTAAAGCTCTAAAAGACGCAGTGAAAGCTTAATATATAAAATGAAGGATTGGTATCTCTCCCTCTTTAACCTATGAATGTGGTGGCGGAATAGGTAGACGCTTAGACGAACATAAGGACGGTACTGTGAAGTAGACTACGGAGCTACATAATAGTCGATTTGGCTAACGGTTGTTGAAATCCGTTCATGAGAGGTGCAAATCCTCTTCCGCATTTATCTCCAGGTTAATTAATTAGAGTTCTTTTATTGATGACATGGGGGTGTCGTCAATAAAAAGCTGTTTACTGATATGTGGGATATCAGTTCTCGGCTAATATTCATTTGTTTGAGGACTTGGAATGCCAGGGTTTCGGATAAGTGGATATTAGCGGGGTATTGCCCCACCGTGGGTTAAGCTTTTTCTAAATATGTCTATTCTCACTTTCATACGAATAAAAGCATTAAATTCGACTTTACAGCTACAACTGGTCATTGTGGTTAGTCGGATAATGGTCATTTATGAGGGTTCGAGGTTAACTCGGATGTCTGTATCTAAAAGAGACAGGTAAATGGCTATTATCGGGCTAAATATGCCGATAAGACTTAACGCATTATTGCAAATTGCGACTGAATCCCATCAGGGTCTTATTATGAGTGGCATATAGCCTGAATATTAATTGCGGTGTATTGCTTCAGCTTGCACTTAGGTAAGGCAGATGCGTCTCCCTTCCCTTTAAATAATGCCCTTGTAAGCTTTGATGCTTATTATGCGGTCACATAAACATTTTCCGGGTTTGCGAGTCTTCTATACTCGTAAAATAAGTGAAATGGTTGTTGGGCGCTTGATCACCGCTCCCATTTCACTTCATCTCCTTCAATGTTCTGAATGGAGGCTTATTCCCATGCACATACCACCTTACACGGGTCAGAGAAAACTGTGCAAAATAAATGGCGAGCGTTTGAGACGCTTTGTTTCTCAATAAGGCGTGTAACCTGACAAGAGAGACTGAAAATGCTATTGAGAAGGCTTATAATGGGTCTTTCCTTCTCGTAATTTGTTTTTGAATTCATTAAACGAGAGTAGCCGTTTAATCCCGCGTGGGAGATACAAAAAATACCTCGATACGTCCAGCTTTGGGATTCCTTCTAAAGCCAGCTACTCCAATATTTATTTCAATTCATAAGTTTATTGAAAAAGCAAAAAAGGCTCTTCTGGTCGCGACTCCAGAAAAACCTTTTTTGTTACAGCATGCTGTTTTCTATCCTTGTTAATTTTACTATACAATTTTGTTGTCTAATTGTCAACCACGAAGAGGATTTG